GATCAATCTCCAGTATATGCGTGTGCACAACGTTATCGAGTATATAGATTTCTTACGGAAAAGTCAAAGAGTTACAAAAAGTATTTAGCCCAAGTAAATAACCCCAATAATAAAGATACTCCAATCGTTGGTCTAATAAACATCTTAGGTAAATTGGTCAACTTAATTAACACAGCAAATATTGCAGCAAATATAATTAAAATTATTAACAATATAAAAAATTTTAATGCAAGACCATTAACTTCTCCAAACAGAGGTGTCCAATCAATATTCATGCTGTTACTCCTTAAAAAATTATTATGAGAAACAGTATTCTACAATTATTGATAAAATTCCTCCATAAAACGAAAAAGACCCTCACAAGTTAATGTGAAAGGTCTTTTATCCAGACTTTTCTATTTTTGTCTTTGAGTCTATGTAGCTTTTAGGTGTACAGCATATAAATGGTGTATTTTTTAAATTTAATATTCCACTTTTTTTATCCAATGTAATTAAATGTGATGATTTTGATGCAAATGCAGCATCTATAAACATTTGGTCATCTTTATCTCTAGCTCTGACTCTACCTTTTTGATTTTTATAATGCTTGATGTTAATCGATTTACCCCTTTGAAAGAGAGACATGATATCAGTTAATATCTCCATAATATCCGTATCACTCAGTTGAATTTCATTACATTCACGTTTGAGAATATAAAGAAGTTCACCTATAGAATCTTGAGAAAATACTAATCTAGCATCTAAAGAATCTAATTGCTCTAATAATAAGCTACTCGGATTTCCTTCATCACCAAATATTCCTTCAATAAATACACATGTATCTATAACTAATTTATCTGTCATTATCTTTTTCGTTAATGGACTTTAAGATTTGAGAATATGAGATATTTTTCTTTTTCATTTGACTTCTAACTTTATTTCTAATACTCATAAATGCTTCTGATGGCGTTTTAGTGATCTTTGCTTCAATCGTTGCCATGTCTTTTTCCTCCTCATTACACATCTAATCACTCCTCGGTTGGTTTTATCAACATATTAGACATGATTAGTGTGCTATCCTTTATCTAAATTATACCAAAAATCGTCAAGTTATCAATAAATTTAGGTATAAAATAACGAAAAACATCATATAATGATAGATTTGATTATTTATTCGACTAAAATCAAAGAAATCCTTCTTTAATCTATAAGTATCCTACAAAGTTTGTAGATAATTATTTTTCTCACTTCAGTATCATTTTTAAATGATATTTATATTTTCAATATCACTTAAATCTTCTCTTTTCATTTCAATAAGTTTCACAAGTTTATCAAAGACTTCTGTCGTATACCCACTACCATCCTTATCACTATAAGCCAAACCGGTAAATTCCAAGTAACAACCTGTCCTAGATAGCCTGTGAATTAATCCGGGCATCTCTACTGAAGTTATGTTTAAATCTGAAGTTATTTTGTTTGTGAAATTATTCCAATACTTATGGGAATTTATAAGTTTTATATATGATCTATCGTTACCAAAAATACTAGAACAAATTTCATGTTCAAATTCATATAATGTGTATAAAATATAGATCTCCCTATATGTCAATTCATCTAATATTTTCAAATAGTCTTCGAATTCATTAATACTACTTATTTCAAAAGAATTTATTAATAATCGCGCAAAAAACCTAATTTTAGCCCTCTGCCTAGTGTAGATTGCGTTTTTATAAGTCGAAAAGAATGCATGTAAAAAATCTTCATTTTCAATTAGTTCTGGAGTTAAAATAAATTTACCAGTCCCTAATTCATCAAAAAACGTTCTAGATCTTTCTATTAAAATATTGTTAAAAGTACTTGTAACATAAGTATCAAGCATTGCTCCAAAAGGGATTAATTGAATCAAACTTCTTACTACTGATTGTTTTTCATAATGCTTTATTACAGATTCTTTAACATTATTTTTTATAAATTTGGCTGAGAATGATAATCCATTTTCACTCACCATTTCCACCCCTCCATTCCTACTTATCTACCATTATACGACAAAAGCAGTGGGAATAGAGGGATATTTTGTAACTATTTGACTAAAGAATCTCATCTCAAGTAAACACCCTCAAAAGAGGAGAATGGAGGGTGTCTAATTCAGGGAGATTGTTTATTTAATTATGTAATAAAAGATACCTTTTATTTTTTTAAATTCCAAACATATTATCAACTATTTCACTACTATGGTCTTTTGCGTAAGACTGTGTAGTTTTTGGATCTGAATGGTTCATAAATACTTGAACTTCTTCAAGTGTAAATTTCTTAGGATTACCATTTTCATCAAGAATACGTAAATCTTGACCTTGAAGTAAACACTCAGCACGACTATGGCGTAAAGAGTGAGGGAAGAATTGAATATTAGTTCCTTCAAGTTCATTTAATACTTTGCTCATACTAACAACTCTGTCATAGAGAGCGTTGTATTCTACAGGTTTTTTATTTTCACCTTTACCTTTAATCCAAAGAGAGTCAATATCATCATCACCACGTTGTTCAAGATACTGTCTAATTAACTCTTTAGTATCATTCAAATACACAGGTCTATATCTTTTGCCACGTTTACCGATAACTTCATTAGCACGATTTCCTTCCAATAAACCATGTTTATTTATCTGAAATACTTCATTCCTACGAGCTGCACTGTCAAACATCACCATTAATAATACTGCATCTTGCAATCTATCTCGTTTAATGAGTTCTTCCCTTAGTTTCATAATTTGGTCATAGGTTAAAAAGAAATCATCTTCGTTTGTTTTAACAGGGTCTTTTGGCAAACCTCTAACTTTTTTCGCAAGGTTATTGTCGTAATCATAATCATCATCGTCTTCTATGTATGTAAGCATTGATCTCACAGCAGACATCATACGATTAGCACGAGCATTACTTAACCCCAATTGTTCACTAAGATATAAATTAAAACGTCTGAAGTCTTTTTTATTTAATTCCAATATTGACTTATTTTGAAGCTTACGAAGAATATATATCATCACTAAACGTAAATCATTAAAATATTGATTTAGTGTACTTTCCTTAATTTTCCGTGAACGATATTCTTCTAAGAAATCTTCAATCATTACTTTATTTTCTGGATTCACTTGTTCCCATTCTTTTTCATTAAATATTCGATTATAAACTCGACCTCTACTAGCCATCAATTTCACCTCCTGTTGTTAATTTAATTATTTAACCTCAATGCCTATTGACTTTAAGTCAGCTTTTAGTGATTGGGATAATTTATTACTTACTTCTAATTCTTTTATTGTATTCTCTATAAATGGTCTTGGCTTGTTAGAGTATTCAAATTCATAGTCATAATTACGCCCATATTCGATGGTATCCACAATATTTTTTCCTGATTTTTCGTCACTGCGTGTATTATAAACTTCAATTCCATCGGCAGTTTCTTCAACTTCCCAATCATTCATTAAGCCTCCAGAACGTTCATAAATAACAGGCGTATATGGATCGTATACATCACTTTGAACATGTTCTTTTCCAGTTTCAATTACTGTATTCTTTGTTGCATTACCTTTTAACATTGCCTCTTTTGTTAATTGAGGTATGTACTTTGCCAGATCATTTAAGTCTTTGAATTCCACATCATCAACTCCTACACTTCAGGAATTTGCTTTTCTACACCAACATTCTCTAATTGCTTGAACACTTCAGCATTTTTCAATTCAAGTCTTTGTACTTGTTCCTTAGTTTTCTCCACTAACTTTTCCATCATCTGATACTGACTCACTAAGTCAACCATTCTATCAAATACTTTACTTATCTCAGCAGGTAGGAAAACTTCTTCCATAATAATTTTGTAATAACCAGAATCAATCAATGCTTCAAGGAATGCAATATGATTTTGTACTCCATCCTCGATATCAGCACCCAGATGAGTAAAGTGTTTAATGATAAGCAAGGATATTAAATGATAAGTCATTTTTTCGGATAGTTCTATTCCTAACTCATCAGCTTCTCTTATTAACTTTTGATTATCTTCAATAAGTTCATCAATCTTTAATTCAGGGAAGATAGGGTAGAACTTTAATGTAGATCCATCTTCGAATTCATGTTCAATTTGTTTATTAACCTCTTTAGCTGCTTTTTTGATTTTTGATACTTTTAGTTGAGTAGTTTTACTCATTCCTTATTCCTCCTTTTATTCCTATAAAATAAAAAAGAGAGGGGACTTGTACGGAGTCACACCTCTGGTAGTTTTTCTAATAATATTAAGCATATTATTAAGTTCGAACCAAATTGATATGTTTAATGGTAATTTAATTATTTATTGTATCTGTAATTTATTTTTAATTTTATATTTTGAATATAATTCACCATGTTTAAATTCATAACCAAGTAATTCTATTAATATTCTATTTGATCCATAGTTTCTCAACTCTACAGTTTCATTTAATATCATTAGATTTAACTCCTAATAACTAAAAGAGAAGGGTAGTTATTTAAAACTAACCCTTCACTATTAGTTTAATTATGATTCATCTCCAGTTTCAAAGATGTAGTCAATGTATTGACCTTCTCCGTTAGCATCCTTCACCTCGTACATGTCAAATGTAATCTCAAGGTTAGTTGCATTAGTACCTTCCATAGTAAATGTAAAGTTGGCTTGTGGACGAGCCTTAAATACATGTACATGGCAAGGATAATCTTGTTCATCTTCTTGCATACGAGCTAAACCTGTACCAAAAATTTCAACTGCTTTAGGGAATTTTGTAGATTTAATAGAAATTTTCTTGGATGTTGCAGGAGCAGCATATTGATAAAAAGCAATTACTTCTTCACCTGCAACGGCAGGAGTAGTAAGATCAACCGTTTTACCAGAAATTGAGCCTACAGTAAATTCTTCTCCTGTATCTCTTAAACCTTCTTTCTTATATATCTTTACAGTTCCAGAAATCGGTGTTTCAGATAATGAAATTTCAAGTGAACCTGAATTATCAGTAACTTTCAATTCTTCACGTTTAAAAATCTGTCCAACACCAGTTCCTAAATCATCACCAGAAAGCATTGCCAACATGTTTAAGTCAACAAGTGGAACAGTTAATTTGAAAGTTGCTTTTTTAGTATGATCAAAACTCATTTGGAGAGCATTGCCTCGACCACCATTTAGGCCTAATCTTTCAGCAGTATTTTCGTTACTTGTTGCAGATGCATAATCAACAAAAAACCAAGGTTTTTTTGTTGCGAAGTCTAAAACGTTAACATCAAGGACTTCTTTAATACCATATTGTAAACCCATTTCATTACCTCCGTTAATTATTTAATTTTATTTATATCAGTCGCCCAATGTTGTAAATCAAGCGATCCTGAATCCGAAACATGAGGAAGCAATAAAAAATTCGTATGGTACTTATCCCATACGATTAATCTTAAATATGCTTCATATAATTGGTAAATTGTTAAATCCCAAACAGACAATAGGTTAATATCATTAGAATAAGTTGCTACAATGGAAATAATATCCTTCAACCTAAGTCCATCATCAGAATTTTGTTCTTGTATCTTTTCTTTAGCTTTCTTTAGTTTTTCTAATAATGCTTTTGCCTTTGAGTTAGCTGGCTTGTAAGTCGAAACTGAATCATCTTTTAAGAAATTTTGTTTCATGATAACTTCTTTGAATTTCTTAAATAATTCATCATCAAATGTAAATAAACCACTATCATTTTTTAGAATTAAATTTTGACCATCGAAATCTAATTCTGATTTAAGAAATGTTTTTAAAGCATTAATAAAAATTGCAAAAGTGTTTTGATCTTTTTCTGAAATATAAAGAATAGTAAATAAATCCGATTCCTTACTTAGCATAGTTAATTCTTGTTTAGATATTATAGATTCTTCTAAACTATAAAGAATTTTTTTACTTGAAGTGATGATTGAAAGATATGAGTTATAAAGACTTTCACCTATCTCGGCAATCTCATCCATTCTTAAAGGGTAGACAAATAATCCATTAGCTATTTCAATAGGGGAACCTTTAATAAGTTTTAACTCATTCATTTTTTAAAACTCCCAAATTCATACGCATGTCTATATCCGACATATTGAACTGGTGCTCCAATAGGTGTCCCTCGTACATAATCCATTTTCCCAATTCCTGTAATCCTATTTAAACAAAATAACTCATTCAATCTGTCACTTATTCTTGTTGATCTTAAATCACCATTTTCATAGTCAAAGTGACATAATATATCAACTACTAACTGTTGATCAGCCACATAGTAGTTAGATGTAGGGATTCTTGTTCCAGGATATATTAATATTCTACAGATTGATTTATCAGCAGTTAAATCATCAGATTTCGGAGTCAGTAATATTCTATCTGTTCTAATCTCCCAATCCTCATCAATATCTAAAACGTTAGGGAGGGAAGGGTCTAATGGATCTGGTGTATTTTCAATTAGGTTAAGAGGGGAGTAGTATAGCAACCTATTTAACTGTTCGTCATTATTAAGCAAATGATAAATATCCATGAAATTTTTATGCATCGTCATGTTTTACTCACCACTCTATTTACTGTGACATTAATAATTCCCTTATCAATAACAACCCCACTAAAATCAATATCAATTACTTTGTAATTACGATCATGATATATGAATGGGTAATTCTCTATGATTTTCTTGGTCATTTCATTATAGGGAAGGGTAATTAATAGTGCATCATTTGGAAGATTGATAGGTTGATTGAGTGTTGTCATATAGAGTTTACTTTGTACAATACACGGAACATAGTCGTATTCTATTTCTTCCTTGTAAACAGGCTTCCCAAAATTATCATATCCAATTAAAACTTTGTTTTTATTAGCTTCAATAGGGAAGGTAGAGTTACATAGTTGAACCTCAGCTTTACGATAAACCTTATTGTCTTCAGGATATGTAGTAATTAACCAATTTTCATTATTGATCTTAAATAGATTACCTAATTCAATATCTTCAACATAGCCAATAATCTTCTTGGTTGTGCTTTGTGCATCATATTTATCATAAAATAATACTTTAGTATTCTTAGTATTATTAAGAATACCTTCATAACCCTCAAAGCCATCTAAAGAATTTTGTAATAACAGTAAACCATCATGCATCATTTTATCGTTTATGTTATTGGAGTGATAGTTACTGTAATTTTTCACTATCATCACCAACTTCAACATGTAGGTAACTATGTAATTTTGTTATATCTGCACTAACAGTCAACAAAATATCTCTAATTTCAGCTAATTCTGGTTCATCTAAAAGTTTTTTATGAAGATAAGATTCAAGACGATAAAGGACTGAGTTATTCTTTTTACTTAGTCTTGAGCAATAACTATATAGGCTCTCGAATTCTAGTGATCCATCTTGCTTAACGATTCTTACTTTATACTCAGTCATAGGAAGTCAACCTCCGTATTCATAATGAGTCTGTCAATTAATCTTTCTTGCTCTGATACGGAATTTTTCAAAGAAGTTAGCTGAGAACTAAAGTTCTTTAATCCAACATCCTTTTCAAAAGGTTGCCATAGTGACTCAAAAAATGTTCTTTCGTTTAAAAGGAAGCTGTACCTTATATAATGAGCAATTATTAAAAGATAATCCTCATTCAATTCTTCACTTACTGATTCAGTTAAATCATCACATTTAATTTCAGTTCGTAATCGATTATTAAATAGTAAAACTGCATTTTTAATCATTTCATACTTTCCCTCATCAGTTGAAGGGAGGTCAATATCTGACACTTTGCAGTTATTAAGAAAAGTTTGGTAGATTCGGTCATAGGTGGTTGACATTATCAATCACCCCTTAATCAAATAGAATAGAAGAATCAATTCCCATCCATTCAGATAAGAAATCTAACTTACCCTTAGTAAGATCATCTTTTAATGAAGAAGCCACTTCAATTACAAATTGCTTTTCAGAATCAACTGTAATTTTCTTTAGTTCAGCCTTCATCTTATTGATATTACCATTTAGTAATTTCTCAATTTCCTCTTTTGAATGTGTATTATTCTCATAAGTATCAATTTCGACAATACCATCTTTAATTTCTTTTGTAGTTTCATTGTCTTCAACAATAACTAATTCACCTTTATCAAAACAAATACTATTCATTTGAAGCCATTCAACAACTTCTTTAGGAACTTCCTTTACATCAACTTTCCCATTACGACTTCCCGCCCAACTCCATTGACGATTTGAACCATCTGCCGTATAACGTACAAAGTAAGAAGTATTTCTGTGTCTAGCAAGTTTAACTTTATCCATTTTTAATTCCTCCTAATATCCTAAAAGTAATAGGGTGGTTAATCTACCACCCTATTATAAATTTAATTTTAATTATTAAAGACTTACTGCAGCTTGTTCTTCAATTACACCAATTGCTTCACCGAATACAAGGTTGATAGCGACATCTTGAGTGATTTTCATTTTTACACGCTCATCTTCAATATCTTGTTCAGTTTGTTGACGCAAACCACCATACTCAACAACAGAGAAAGGTTTTTGTTCAACAGCGCCAGCAAACATGTAACCTTTATTTACAGGAAGTTCTACTTTAGAGTTTGTTTCATCTGTAAATGGGTTAACTAAGTTTACTGCAGTAGTACGAGCAATACGAGTAGGATTCAAGGCAGTTAATAATTCTTCTTTAATTCCATCAAAAAGAAGGTTTTTCAATGTGCTATCGGTTGCTTGCTGCATTGCAAAGTAATCGATTAGTAAAGAGTCAGCAACAAATACTGGGCGACCACCATATCGTTGAAGAACAGAAGCAACTTTATTGTATTCTGCAATTGAAATGTTTGAACCAGTTTTAACGTTTGCAGCAGGAATTTTTCCGCTAGCAATAGCTTGAGCAGTTAATTCATTAATTTTGTCCAAGTACAATCTTACTTTTGCATTGGCAACATCGTTTACTAAAGAACGGAAGTATTCTTCTGATTCTTTAACAAGATCAAGTGGCTCATAATAAAAACCAGTTGATAGGTGAGCAGGGATAGCAAAAATAGACTTTTTACCTTCGACACGAACTAAGTCAACGCCAGATCCAGTAGCAGACCAAACAACTTTGGCTTTGTTCTTTTGTGGTATTTTAAGTTCTTTAATATTTCCACGAACTTCAGAATCAACATTAGCAAAGATACCGAATAAATTAGTTACCATTGGTTTTGCAATTTGATCAGCAGTTTCGACTACTAATTGATTGAATTGGTGTAACATAGAAGGGTCTGGATTTGCAGAACCATCACCAAAAACTTTTGTGATATATGCTTTAATATCAGCAGAATCAGTTCCTTCCAATTTGTTGTTATATACACGATTAAATAAACCTTTTAATTTCATGTTATCAAGTACCATATATGTATTCTCCTTTTATAATTTAATTTCCAAATTAAGCTTTTGCTACTTCGAGGCGTACCATAGGAACACCTAGAGTATATTGAATGTCATCTTCGTTTGAAACAACTAAAAATTGTGCAGATGAGCCAGCATAATCCGCATGTGCAGAAGCAGGATCAGATATAATGAATTTCTTACTTGCAGGGTCAAAATGTGCAACGAAACCATTTTTAATCTCAGTAACTCCATCATTTAAAGAAAAAGCAGAAGTATCAAAGCGAGTATAATTTTCCTCCAAAATTACGATTCTTGCACGATCTCCAACTGCATTATAGAAATCAGCCATTTCTTCTCCCAGATATCGAGTTTCAGGTGAAGCAATTAGATAAGCTTTTTTATCAATTGCAGATAATTGTTTTGCAGTCCGTTCGCCATCAGCGTTGAAACCTAACTCAACAAGTGTAAAGTTATCTACGTCTGCTCCTTCGATTAATGCACCGTTTGCAACTGTTTTTACTTTTAAGGAATTTAAGTTACCTACAGCATGAGTTCCTTTTTCTTGTAAAGCTTTCAAAATACGACTTGCCATATTTGTTTTCCTCCTAATATTAATTTAATTATTATTTAGAATATCTGCTTTCAAAGTCGTCACTAGTAGGAATTAAATTTTCACGTTTACTAGAAACCTCTCTGATTACAGTGTCTTCAGATTTTTCTTCCTTTTGAACAACTACCATATCTACAAGCATAGTGTTTAATTGAAGGACAGCTTGTTGTCCTTCTTCAGTTTCAAAAACTGTTTTCTCAACTAACTTTTGAACTTCCTCAGATTCAAACTTATCTGAAGCATTTAAAGCTTTAAACTTAGCAGAATAGAAATCTTTCTTTTCGTTTAATGCTTTAGTCATTTGTTCTTCTTCAACTTGATTCTTGAATGGTTTTAATTCCTCAACTTGAGAATTTAATTGAATAATAGTTTCGCTGGCAGTATTAAATTTATCCTCAATTTGTTTTTTCTCATTCGTTAATGAATTTAACTGATTTTTTAATTCAGAAATAGTAGAGTCTTTTTCATTTAACTGAGTTTGAACTTCGTCAGGAACAACTTCTTCCCAGTTACGTTTTAGAAAAACCTCAGTTTTTGAATCAAAATCAATAGTTACATCATTTTCAGATTTCGAATAATTGTATTTAAAATATTTATCAAATTCGTTCCCATCAGCATAACTATAAATATTTGCTACAAAATACGTATCAAATACATCGGCAATCCATGAATAAGTTCTTTCACCAAGGCTAGGATCTAACTCACTATACAACTTTGTACGAATATCATCATGTGACAATTCAAATACTTTTTTAAATTTCTCCATTTTTTCACCTTCCTTAACTTCTTGATTAATAGCTTGTGCCACTAATTTATTTAATTTAGAAACGTCATATGCAGGATAGACTTTTGAATGATTACCTCTTTGTTCAGAATTCAAGACACAATGTCCTTCGTATACATAAGAGAGAATTTCTTCAACTCCATCTTTAAACAAATAACTATCGTATAATATCTCCATACTAGAAGAGATATTGACTCCAGCGTCATTCCATTCTTTAAGAAGTCCAATAATATTAGGAAATCTCGAAGCCCATAATATACCTTTTCCTGCTACAACTTCTTTTTCATTCCCATTTTGATCTTTAATAGTGGTGATATAAGCATTTTCAGTAAATACACCTATTGGAATTGTATTTAACCCTATTATAGGATCACCAGTGTCTCTATCTTCGTCAAGATATACTCCATGTGTCCCTAAAGCATCATCTTTAGCCCCAGCTTCAGAGACAGGGAAATACTGGCACACTATTGGCATGTCTTTAAGAGTGTGTAATGTTTTTTGAGCAGTTTCTTTCGATATAAAAGCATTATTATGAGATACTTCAAAATCATGAAGTATGAACTCGCATTCTTTCCTTGTTGGATTATCAGTATCGGATATTGAGTTTAATTGAATATTAAAAACGTGTTTTTTCTTTTCCAATTTCTCACCTCCTTAAAAGAAGATTAATAGATATTATGAAGAAATATTATTTAATTAATTTATTGTCAAGAATATTTTTTATATTATCTTTTTCCCAATATGGGATTCTGATTAGTGGGATATTATTTCTTCTACAATATTCATTCTTAATTTCATCTCTAATTTTAGTAATTTCAAAGTTTCTATCTCCACCAAAATGATCAACTGGCTCAAAATGTTGAATCCCATCATACTCAATTAAACATATCAAATCATTTTTATAAAATATTGCAAAATCGAAAGGTAAAGTATTTTTATATTTACAATCTATGAATCTATATTGAGTGGTGAATTCTATATTATTTTCATTTAGCCAATTTTTGATATTTTTCTCACCACTTGACATATTGCAAATTTTACATCTACAACCAAATTTGAAAGAAGCAAGGTTACTTTCATAAATATGACCTTTATCACATTTGATTAATAATATAGTTGTCAGGTTAACGTATTCTTCACTTATTAGTTTATAACCATGTTCTTGTTCAACAATTTCTTTTACCTCATCAATTGAGTATCGTTTATTTCCTGCACATTGTGCACAACCAACGCCTTGTTGGATATCGTTTATACTCAATTGACAAAAGTGTCCTTTTGAACATTCTAATTCTAACTTTTCAACAGCTTTGTGATATTCTTCACTGATTAATTTGTATCCATTTTCTTCTAAATATTTTTTCACCATCGGATAAGTCCAATTAGTTATACCATTACATCTATTACATTTAATTTTGCCCATTTGGAAATTATGGAAGTCTGTAATAAATGTATCTCCACATTCACATCTTAATTTCATTTTTTGAGTAACTCCTGTATAATCATCACTCAATAATAAACAATTACTCTTTGAATCAATCTCTATGTATTGTTTTACGTCACTATATGTTAAAAAAGGTTTTCTTCTTTTTGTGTCAGAACATTGCTTACAATCATGACCTTTTATGAAATTATCAAATGTCATGTGGAAAATGTGATTAGATGGACATTTAATCTCTAATTTTGTTCTTGCGTTTTTATAAATTTTAGAAGCTAATTCACATCCATCTCTTCGTTCAATGATACTTTTTATATATTCGTAATCATGTTTTTTAGGCAAAGTAAACCCTCCAAAATATAAAGTAAATAGAGCTAAATTTTTTTAGCTCTCCAAGTTTTTAATAAATTATTCAAATTTTCATTTCCACAAAATATCCAATATCTTTTTTTGTTTCATAGTGAATTGATTTACTTATAAATTTTTCTCCATTTTTCAGTAAAAAGTTTTTTAAAGGCTTAGAATAACAATAAAATAATTTATTCATAAGATCACCATTCTTAAATTATTCTGGTAAACTATTACCATCTGAAGTTTTTGATCTATTAGTATTATCATTTTCTGGATTTTCAATTGATTCTCGACCAACTTTATTTCCATTTAAAGTGTAAGTTGATTGATATGGTCGAATTCTGTCTTGTAACTTAAGTTCTTCAGTTTCAAAAATAGTCTGTTCCAAATAGTTATCCCAATTTACACCTGCCATATTATCAACAAGATGTTTAACTGACCAACCTTTATCATTAAGTTTAGATAGAATATCAATTTTTTCCTTAAGAGTAAGAGGTGTTTCTTTGTCATATTCCATTTTGAAGTTATCTTTTTGGCTTGCTGGTAATATTAAGTTAATTAACTTTTGATACACTTCTTGTTCAACATCTTCAAGCATAACTCCAATACGTTTATAAAGAGTATCCATGTTCAATTTAGCACCAGCGAAGTTTGAGCCTGAACCATTTAGAACTGATCCAGATAAACCATATGCAGATTGAATATCAGAATTGATATGATCAAACTTTTTGCCATCTAAACCATCTGTTTTAACATCAGGGAAGTCAATTTTAGCAAAATCAGGAATGGTTACTACAGTAACACCACTTTGATTATTCTTTTCAAGTGCAGCTTTAACACCACTATGTATTTTCTGTTTTACAGCTTTAGGGAGTTTTAAGTTGGTTAAATCATCGTACTTGTCATTACCATTTACTCCTACTGTCAATACTGCTACAGCATTAATAATCTTGTTAGCAATTGAACGCTCAACATCTTTTAGTTTCTTTTTATGAAGTACGTCATAAAGTCCCGGAGTAACCCATGATGATCCTAAACCTTGATTTCTTTTTAACGTTCCAGTTCTTAATACAAATGTTCTATCCTGTGGTAATTCTTTGTATTGATATTCTGTAGAATTTTCCTTGAATTTTTTATAATCATTTTCGGTAACATAGGGGTTAAGATTTTGTAATTGTATTTTGCGAAAATCGTCCTTCATTGAATCAAACCAGCTCATATCAATTACACTAACCCATTCACCATTTCTCCTATAAGCAGGGAAAACATATTTTATTTCATCAAAGACAAAAGGGTATAGGTTATTTTTATCACCAAGCCAAATTCCTACTAAAGTTCCAGCCGTTGCATTCTGTTTTAACAAGTCACGAGTTAAGCGTTTATGCTTGACTCGATGTAATGTTTTATTTAGAGTTGCGATATGCTTATCAGTTGATTTATTCTTTTCAAATGAATCAATCTTATAGTTTAAAGTAGGAAGTGCTTCGATTAATTCATACAACATATGAACTTCTGCAGTTGATAAATAGTAATACTGTGCTAAATCTTCAATTTCTTTTTGATAAGCATCTGGATTTGAAAAGTATTTCTTTAAGGTTTCTGCCTGAACCTCATTAATAATATCTTGAGAGAATAGGGAAGTGATGAATCCATTTACATAAGTTGATACATAGTCATTGTAATCATTCACCATTCTTTTGTATTCTTCCGATTCAGTATCAACTTGTATAATATTTTCTTCCAATCAATTCACCTCCTGTTTATTTAATTTTTTAATAGTAAACTAAATCGTCATCTATATCATACGAACGATTACTTTTACTTAATTCACGTTCTTTTAAGCTGATAAAATGGTTTCCATATGCCACACTCACATACCTATCTTTTCTTTTTCCAGCTTGTTCTTTTAGCTTCACATATTTCGGATGATCCAAACGTTCTAGTAAAACCATTTCATTCTCTAATAATTGTGTCTGAACATAAGGGTTTAATAATTGAACTTGTTCTTCAATACTGAGTTTATTGAACCAAGGTTCGTTTACAAAGTGTTCACGAACATCATTCTTGGAAATTAGGAAGCTTATTCGTTTATTAGTAATCTTATCTTTTAAATCTAATGCAATATCACTATTAAACTCTTCAGTAGCAGAAATTGTAAAAATACGTTCTTCGTACTCATCTTCCATATGAAACGCTTCAAGTTTTGGATCATTTTTCTCATTCATAGAGATGAATGCTTGGTATTCTATTTTACGTTCAGGATCATATAGTTTCCGACATAGATATGCGTACACACTGATACCGTTACCTTGTCTATCCAATACAATATAATCACATTCAAAATCATCAAATAAACGTCTAATAATCAATGCTTGAGTTTCAGGATGTAGACCTTGGAATGATTCCATATTCAATACTTCACGTTTATATTTAGTACCATTTTTTGATTTTTTCCCTGAAATTAATGTGAATACAGAGGAGTCATTTGCATCCCCACCTAATAATGCTATATCGCAACTTAGTATACGAATTTCATTATCTGATTTTTTATGGAATGGTTTTTTAGTTTTTACTAATTCTTGAATTTCTTTCTTATAAACAGGGAATTGTAACACTTTTATATCTTGGATTTCTTCGGTTTTAAAATACGCTTTTTCACTTTCACCGAAGAACAGTGTGTCCATCTCCATATGCCATCCAATTTCATCAATATCATCTTCAGCTAACTCATCTAATAATTGCTCTTTGTTAACTAAATTCTCTTTGATAGCAACTTGGTAGGGGAAGCCACATACAAAATACTTCTTTAAATTCAACATAGATTTTTTAAACACTTTGAAACGTTCATAAGACCAGTTGAATTTATAAAAACAAGAAGTTAAGAATATTTCTTTGTTACGTTCTAGGTATTCCTGTTTATTCTTGTATTCCGGTTTATCCAAGTAAGCAGGCTGTCTTGAGGATGCAAGAAAACGTCTAAGTACGTTTTTATAAATTTTAGGATCAATCATTCTGAATTCGTCTAAAATTAATAAGTTTGCTCTTGCACTTCTAGCACCTTGTGTAGCAGCTACTACCTTTATCCAAGATCCGTTCAAAAATTCAACGTTGGGATCATCTGTATTCATAGATGTCCTAATTGAACCTTTTATTTCTCGTTTCAACATACCTGTTTTTGACATATTCATTAATTCTGGTATCTTTTCAGTAACAATTTTCATTGCCTGTCCTTTTTGACCAGCAGCAATTACTATTTTTGTTCCCGGCTTAAGGATACATATTATTACACAAAACAATGCTGTTAGAAATGTTTTACCTAATCCTCGACTTGCGAATAATGCCGTATAGTTATAATGCATCATGCAATATAGTAAAATCTTCTGAAATGGTTTTAATGATAATCCTAAATATTCATCCGCAAAAATATCTGGTCTTGATAAATAGAAAGCAGCCCACGCAGCAACACCTTGCATGAGCTTCTCAGACTTAGTTATATTATCCGAACTTTTATTGAACTTACGTTTCCTATCAAAAACACCTACTGTATTCTTTTGTTTATTTCTATTGACCTCAAAATTTTTATATCCAGCCATTTAGACTAGTCCTCGAAATCTTCATCGTTTTTATTTATTTCATTGAAGTTAATAGTGTAATTTGATAGTGCTTGATCATATTTTTCAGTAAGTTCGTTATTTAAACCTTCCATTTTTGCTAAATGACCAATCATAAAAGTATCAATATATTCTTTCATTTCATCTTCTAATGGTGTTGGAATAGGTTTTTCGTTTTCCCATTTCTTAATTAGAGTGCCAAATGTAATTTGATCATTTCCTTCAGCACCAGTGGACTGAATTGGTTTCATATTAGCATCATTCATTAATTTACTTCTCGTATCTATTAGATTCGTGATTGTTTTTTGACTATTATCTTTTCTTTCTTGTCTTAATTTTTCAATGTCCAAATTAATACAACAGATGTCCTTCATAATCATTTCCATTCCATAATCAGGACACTCAAAGCTTGACATTAATTTATATCGTTCTTCTTCTAGGAATGAGTATTCCCATTCAGAATATCCACGTCCCCAATACTTAACTGATTCTTCAATTTCCTCATCGTTATCATCTTGTATGTGATTTTCTACAATAGTTTGACTCGAATTGAAAATATCGCTATCTGCCCAAGTTAAATCTTTATTCCTATTCATTACTACATTTTTCATATAAAGTTTTATTAAACTTTTTCCAGTACTTTTAGATTCTTCTTCGGAACTATTTAATATATCTATCAGAAATGGCTTATCTATCATTCTCAATGCTTGTTTTAAGTTTTCAACATCATCATTAACATATTCCCAAAAACAATCTTTACACACATGAAGTTTTCCTGTGTTTTTATGAAAAGGGGAGTTCGATGAATAAAAATGATCCTCAATTTTGTCTTTTCCACAACAAGTACATGTAAATTTGTCTTTTTGTTTAGCCACAGTACTCACCACCTTATAAAATTTAAAACTACTCATTACTGCCTATCACAATCCAAGAGGGGAGTGGAAGTGATAAGCAGAGTGAGGAGTTTTATAAAAGTTAGGTTTTAATATTAATTTAATTTATTAATAATCTTCTTCATCGACATCTTCAAATTCTCCAATGTCTATTTTATTAATCTTCAATGATTTCCTCTGGAGATTCATCGTTCTCTGGAGTTATTAGTACATTAGGATAATCATCCATTTTAAATCCTCCTTAAAGTAATGGGGAGGAGAGGATAGGGTGAATGCCTATCTTACCTATTTTAGTAATTTATTTATATAATTAAAGTAACTATAAAACCTTATGTAATAATAAGTATAGATGTACAATATTAACCTATTAAACTTCGCAGTGACACTCATCACAATCACACTCTAATTTTTCTAATAAATCCATTTTATAGTGAATCTCATGAATTAATTTTTGTTTAATATCAATAAGCCTTGATTCATCAATTAAATTGCTAAGAATATCAAATAGGTCTTCTTCTGATTCAGCTTGTTTTGCAATTTCAACATACTTTGAAACTAACTCACAAGTAGGACAGCAGAATTCTTCTTGATCTTGGATAAAATTTATAAGTTTAGTCACCGTTTTCTCCTTTTTAATCATTTAATTTTATAATATAAGTACATTGCAAACCTTCTGATTCATCCCAAATCATAAACTTCTGACTAGGTTTAGCACCATATCTACCTTGCATAGAATAATCGTCAGCGCCAATCAAAGAACCATTAATTACTACGGTGGTTTTTCCGTATTCTTTTTCATAATTATGGTGAACATGTCCTCCAAAAATATAAGAAGGGACGTAACCCAATACCTGGGGAAGTCTAGACACGCATTGATCAACCCTGTCATAGTTACCGTGCACGAACACAATTTCATCACTGAATATACGAGAAGTAATGTAACCATCTTTATCAACTATGATTTCAATATTGTTAAATTCTCGCAATCTAGCTTCTAAGAACCAAGGAATCAGATATTCAAAGTTTTCTTTGATACCCACATCATGCTTGTTTCCAGTTCTACCATGATTACCAATGACATTATAATATTTAATTATTTGAAACTCATTTGCTAATCTACTTAAAACTTCAGCAAGAACCTCGGAAACATACTTGGTTTGTTCAATAATATCTTCATTTGCTTGAACTCTAGTAGATACATGTATAATACCGGATACTAAATCACCTAATTGAGCAACGTGCAATGTTGAGATGTTATTCATTTTTCCAAATTCTATAATCTTAGAAACTAGTTTTTCAACACGGTCGTTAAATACTTTTTTATTGAATACATTCATGGAATTATCAATTTCCATACCATAATGCCAATCACTAAATAAAGCAAGACCATGTTTATCTCCAAAAGTTTTATTAAAATTAGGATGGAAGGAAAGTGGTTTAGTTTTCTCTAATTCTAATATGGCATCATAAACATCATCTTTAATCTGTTCAAAACGTGCTTGATGAGTAATCATTTTACGATATTCACGTTTTTGATCTCGATTACGTATTTTTTCTTTTTCATTTTCCAAACGTGATTCTTCATATTTAGATAATCTTTCTTCATCTAGACTCTTGGATACTATATACTCTTTCCATTTCACATATTGCGCATAATCCTTACGCCACTTACTTTCATCGTAATTACTTCCATATTCTTCATTAAGAAGATCAGCAATTTTAAATTTATCCAATCCGTATTCATCCATGTTTTCAAACAACCGAATATGGTAATCGAGAAACGATTCATCTTTTTGTCTTAGTAAAATATCAGTCATCTAATCACCTTCCTTATTCTCCATCAACTTCTGATGGTTCTAAGTCAGATGATTCTTTAATCGATATATCAACAGTTTTGTTTTCACCTTCAAATTTCTTTAGTACATCTGATAATACATATACTTTGATATCTTCTTTGCCATACTCAGTAATTGTATTTTCCTCTAATGAAATAACTGCATTTTTAAAAGAATAATTTAAAGTTTGCTTTGCCAATGGTATTTCTCCTCCTTTTGTATCCTTACATAAATTTAATTAATAAAAATCCCCTAAATAAAATAGGGGAGAAAGAAACCTTATAACCTAATCCATGATTAACAGTTCATGGAGAAACCGAATCGTAATGTATTTTAATTATGGTTTAATTCGAAGCAACTTAAATTACCATGTTAATAAATCTGCATGTCTTGAAATTCTTCCTCTGAAGTTTTTGGTTAATTCACATATACCAACATAATCTTCATTTCTATAATGTTCAATGTATGGTGAAAATCCACTTTTTCTAGGATCGTCTAAATCACATTGTCCAGTATGTCCTTCAACAATGACTGTGCATGTATCGTGAATTCTCGTTAGAATCTTTTTCATTTCACCTTTTGTTAAGTTTTGACTTTCTGCAAGTATTACCACACTATCTTTAATATTCGTTCCTCTTGCAAAAATGTGTGATTTCGGATAGACCCACACATTTCCATTCTTTATATTCTCAATATTATCTTCTGAATATATTACTCTATCTGGAATTTCACCAATTTCCAACAGAGCATCCTTAAGAGGTTGCAAATATTCTTTTTCTTTTTCCATTTGATTTCCGGGGCGGAATCCCATTTTCTTTTCTTCAACTGGAGCAAATATATAAACTAAAGGCTTGTTTAAAATTCTTGCACAAGCTACTGCCAATGTTGTTTTTCCACTACCACTTGGTGCATTTACAAATGTCATCATATTATCAAAGATGGAATTAACGTAAACTCTTTGTTCATCGGTTAACCTTGGTTCAAATCCAAACAGTAAATTATTCTTCGGGAGTGGCATATGTTTTCCTCCAATACCTTATGGTAGATTTTTTATAAAAAAAGACAGAAGAGAAGAGGGGGAACTTCACATTCTGCTAAAATTCAAGTCGGCATATAGCCTTTTTAGGGGATGTGTTATGGAATTGCACCATAAAAACTATTCACATCATGAGGTAGGGTATTCAAGTTCCCACTCTTAAATACCCTAAATAATAAAGAAGAGGTCATGTTAAATTGAAATTGTTAGCTAATCAGCTAGGAGGCATCTAAACTAGGTCAATAAACAAATACCTATAAACCTTTGATCCTAGATTTTATAAAACTTTCAGACTTAAAACCTAATCGTTGAAATTAAAGAACTTTAATTCCTAAACTTTGAGATTTTAGCTTTCACCTTTGAACTTTTACATCCATTGTTTTAATGTAGTATTAATATCTACATACCCAACTTAATCTCTGTAAAGTAGGTATCAAATATAATTTGATATATAGCCTATATCCCATTCTCTTTTAGGTTTAGTTGGGAGAATTAACCCATCTCCCAAAAGGGTGTTTAGTTTATTAGATTTCAACTAACTAACAATTTATCTATTTATTAATCTTCTATTGTAATTCTAGTAATCGTATTTGATTCAGAAAGTATAAAGTCAACTTCCATTTCAAATGCTTCGATTTCTTTAGTTAACTTATCAATTTTGTCTTTTAAACCAATTGGATCAATTAACTTGGCTTCATTCTGCTCCTTGAATGACTTCACTATGTCTTCATTTGCTTGAGCATTTACTTTTCCGTCTTTCCCGAAAAGTGTTTCTAGGTGTTTATCTAAACGTTGTTTTACTTCTTCATTTACTCTGTCAACATGGTTAACAAGAGTTGCATATGTATTTTTCAATTTATTTAATAATGATTTATCATAATCTATAGAAGACTTTCTCTCAATAGCTTCTGCAACAGTCATTTTCTGACTTGCAATTTCTACTATCGTTGTTGCATTGGAAACTACAATTGCAGATTTAATTTGATTACGTCTTTTGATTAAATCATTTACCGATTGAAAATCAGATTTTACACGACTTTCAATATCATCAACCGTTGTATAACCAGTCATTGGCTTTTTGCCAACAGTAAATCCGCCTAAAACGGAATCATTAATTCCACGATTTATACGTTTATCTAGGAGTTTTAATTCTGCTAAAGCTCTAGTAATAGTCATTTCCATACAACAATTCCTCCTTAAAATCCTTTTTTATTTGGTACAGTAGGGAAGGGGCTTATCTACTGTGAGTTACTAATGTATGTTAATTTATTTATATAAAAATATTAATCTTCATTAATTGAATATTTATTATCTATTGTATGTATAACACCATTTCGATCATGGTAAATATGTTTATTTAAGTATTGATTAATCATTTCGTTTGTTATGTATTCTTGTTTGGGTGTTTCCTTTTCCATTATGACATGGTATCCTCCTTTATGGCATTTTGAAATATGATAGAAAAATGCTATTTTACTATTGTTTTCTCTATCATAGTAACAGAAAAACAAAAAATGGAGTAAACCCTAGAGTCGCAAGGGATTGCAGGATTTTTCGCTTAGGTAGTGTGGTATTTTTCTTTGTATTTATGCCATTTTTCCCGTTGTCTTCTTCTTTCAATATCAATAGAGCATTCTTTACAATACTTAGTCGTGCTACTATTTGCTCTGATTGGTATATTACAATTTTCACATTGTTTAACTCGATTCTCACCATAATATAAATCATAATATAGCCCAATCACTCTATAATCATTAACTGAGAACGCAACATCTTTATCATTTTCAATGTCATACATAAATGATAGTTTTATATTTCCGTTATTAGTTATCTCCACAACGCCTTTTTCATCTAATAAATGTACTAAGTCATGAATATTTTTTACTGTTGATTTTTTCTTTTTATTGAATGTGATTTTAGATACAGAAACCAATTCCTTATAATGCTTATATCCACCAAAATAATATTCTTGGTTTTTAATTTCTCCATCTCTAATCTTCAAAAATTCCTTACTTAACTTCGTCAATACCAATAACGTAAATACAACTCGTTTAAATTTATGTGGTAAGTCCATCTGTTCTATTACATGAAGTTCTGATTTAGTAATATCAATTTTATCAATTTGTATTAATTTATTTTTATTATTAGTTCCAAATTTGATTGCTCCATTGATAATTTTAAAATGTACAGCCTCATTGTAACCTTTAAGATTAGTCTTACAAAAATCATGTAATGATTGCTTTATGTCTTCTTCGGTTTTATCTTGTTCATTAAAATACTTAGCAAGAATTTTTAATTCACTATTGATATGCTTGGAGAGAAAACCATTATTCAAAATTTGCAAAGCGTGATCTTTTTCTTTATATTGATATTCATGCATTCTCTAAATCAACCTCTTTCAATGTATATTTTGTATTCAAATAATTAATTTCACCATCTTCAGAAGGAACAGGTATAGTAATCGTTGTACATTTACTTTTCACATTTTCAAATATGTATTTTCCATAAACACTCCACAATACTTCTTTATTCGACTCAGTTTTATCAACATAAAACATATGTATTAAGTAGTCGACCAACTCATAAACATTAGAACAAATTTCAGATAAAGATTCTTCTAACATTTCATAAACAACATTAATATTTCCTTCGACCGTTTCATCCGTATCATCTCTAACTGACTTCTCATTTGCAGTTGTGGAAGCCAAACTTTCACTTGTTTCCTTGAAATTTTTATAAGCTTTTTTTATTTTCTTGTACATTTCTTCATTAATCACAAACGATTCATTTCTCATCAATAATTTATGATAATTTTCATTTGTTTCTTGTTTAACTATGTTTTTAATTCCGAAATCAACTGATTCTATGTATCTACAAATCTTATTCATTACACAATCGCTGTCGATGACAGGGGAGTATTTATCATAATTACTTAAAAATTCTAACTGTTCTCTTGTTTTCCTATTTAATTTTTTTAACTCTTCAATACCGATTCCAAATTTTTGTCTACAGGTAGCATCTTGATTATTATAATATTGCTTATATTTCCGTCTAGTGCCTTTATATAAATATGTAAAAAAGTAAGGGTGTTTTTCTAATAGGATACTATTCAAAAATTCCTTTTGTTCTTTTATCTCTTGTGAGTCATCTTCGTTTATTTTGTTATATTTTAGCCAAATATTAGGTATTGATTTCACTTTTCTACCAATTTTCGCTTTATCAATCTGGGCAGATTGTAACTTTGTACACATTTGGATTCGCCTTAGTGTGGTTTGATATTCTTCACTTTTTTCATCTAGTTGTGATAGTAAAGCAAAACCACTTGTACTTTTGTTTGTAATTTGACCTATTTCAGAACCAAAGGAGTGTAAGTCTGAATTGAATAATTTTCTTCTTGTTAATTTATCTTTCTTTGGCTTAGGGGCTTCATACGCAACGGGTAATTCATCTTTATATACACCTTTAATCACTGATTCATCTGATGTAGTAGCTATAATATCCATATCAAAATCTGAACCAGCCCAATTCATTGTTTCATGTCCATGTACATTTACGATGATTCCTGTAGTATTGTATTTATACCAATAGTCAAGCTGTTCAGTTTGCTTTAAATTCAATAATACATGTTCACTTCTGTAAGTAAGAGGTGCTCTCATGGAGTCAACGATTTTTACACCTTTTTGATTCCAATAATTTGCATAATACTCATTTTTACCAAGTAGACCTGTTACTTCTAATCCACAAGCGTGTTGCATCATAGCAAATGGATCGGAAACAATAACTTGAAAATTTCCATCTACAAAAATTTGTCCAAGACAGCCATTCTTAATTTTCTTTTTGATTAAATCATATATCTTTTTCTTAATCCATTTGTCATGTATCACTTCATGGTTCACTATTAGTGACTTTATCCAATAATTATCACTTTCATCTAAATATTTAGTGATTTTATCCTCATCAACATCTGTTCCTAATAAGAATAGGAGAGTGTAGTAGATGTCGTTTGTTGTGACACCACTAATCCAATCTACAAATTTCTTACATATTTTTTCGATTGATTTATCATCTAAAGAAAGAGTTTGCAAAAACTGATAATTCATTCGCAATATATCCTTATCTTTCTTAGGACTAATCAATGAAACTCCCCATTGTAAATTATTCTTTTCACAGTTTTGTTGATAAACTTCAATGCTAGGGAAGGAGTCCCAAAGTTTAAATTGACTCTCATTGATTATAACGTCAACTTCTCGTAAATCTACTATTTTCTGATCACCATTTTCATCTTTATAGGAAGTTCTAATGTTATAATTTTTATTATTTATTTTGTCGCAGAATCCTTTTATATCAAATGTGCAAAGCATTCCCTTTATATAATTCTGTCTAATGCACCATTGAGAGGGGATATAGTCTAATCCTAAATCTTCTGCCCATTGTTTAGCCATTTCAATACTAATTAATCCTTGACCATCAAAGCGATTAAACATTTCTGTAATAACCTTCTCTTCAATAATATCATCTTCGTTTAATCCTGTTTCCGTTACGAAATTAACCTTAACATCAGTTGGGCTTTCGTAATCAGGAATTAAACAAAATCTTGGTGTAGTAACTACTGATGTAGAGCTTGTGATTAATCCCTTGTATGCATTGAATTTAGAAGGTACAAGTTCTTTGTTCTCATCTCTGCCATTATTAAAAATAACATCTAACTTATCTGCCATTTCAGTTTCACAAAAAATAACAGTTGAAACCCTAGCTTGACCAGCAGAGCATGAGAATCTGCGGTATAGTTTGTTATTTAATTTTAATCCATGTTTGAATAAATATCGGTAGTGTTTTTTATTTTCCATCACAATACTAATGATTTCTGGAACGAATAACATCTGATCCAATTCTTGCCGCTTAGTGGTGATTTTTTTCACATTTTCTTTAGAATGTTCTTCTTTTCGTAATTGTTCTAATTCCTTTTTTAATTTATTTATATTATGAAAATCAATTTCAGTTTCATTTACATATCGGATAGAACGCATTAGTTGGCTATCAAACATTGAAATTACTTCTTTATTCTTTCTAGCTTCTTCGAGAGTCAAATTCTCAATGTTGTAATGAAATTCTTCTAATCTTGAAGACTTGAATTTATATGTATAGAATATTTGTTTTTGCAATAATCCGACCTCCATTATTTATTTAATTTCCTTTTGTTACGACAAGATTTACAACGTTTTGGTAGTTCAAATCCTTTTTCTACATAAAATTTAATTTCTCCATTATCGATGCGAAGGAGTGATTCACACTCTGTACACCTATTATATTTGTTCAAATGTTTTTGTCTAATACAATTAAACACTTCATTTTCTATAATTTTTTCCACATTATTACACGTATTATTACTATATAACATTTTACTATAACTTTCTTTATCAATAGTGAGACACAAATCTTTGTATTGTTTATATGTTGAATATAATATGATATTGGTTCTATTAAAACTAGAAAAGCCACGAAGGCATGAGATACCTAAGTTCTCATGTTTATTCTTTAAAGTCTTTATAGCAGATAAAATTTTTGGTTCATCAATTAAACAACTTTCTCCTAAAAATTCTTTATTTAAACTGTTATTTACAAAATTTAAAATTGTATTGATTACACTCGTTCCGATTATTTCATCGTTTAATTTAATTTGTTTCAAAGTGCAAAAATCATAAGAAAACGTTAATACTGGCACATATTTGTTATCGTAAACTTCCCGATTTAATCTAAAATGAAATTTATCATCATTCTTCTTGTATTTATCATTAAGAAATATTATAGCATCATCCAATATATTATTATTTTTAGCAGTGTGCCATCTATAAACTCTTTTAATCCTTTCAATCATTTTTCTCTGTTTATTATTAATAATTTCACAAATATCATCTTTTGAAAGTGATGTTTTTAATGTAAAAGTTGTTTTCCCAATTTTATATTTTCCTACATATTCAAAATTTAAATATCCATATAATTCATCATCAATTCCTTTGTGCAAAGTAAAGAAATTGCAAATACCTTTTTTATATAAATATTGAGTGGAAAAGTCATATTTTTCCTCTAACTCTAACACTAACTTTTTGAAATTATCTATTCCTCCAGTTTTTTTATCTAATTCTTTGATTATCCGATTGATTGACATATTTCTTAATGAAAGTGAGAAATTCATATTATTCTTGTATTGATTTTGAAAAACGAAAACCACATCAAGAACTTTATTCCACTTTATTATTTTTTCGATTTTAATATGGTATAAATAGTTAATATTTATTTTATTAAAATAATCACTTGTCTCTTTTAATTTCAAGTCTGTCTTATAGTTAATATAATCATCCCAAGATAAAGAACAATTTGATTTTATAAGTATGGTTTTAACAATTTCTATGTCAAATATATTGATATTATCTATTAAGTTGACCATGTATTCAATTTCAACTTCACCTTTCTGATACCGAAAAATATCATCCCAAAACCAATCTAATTTTTGAATGCGTTTCTTTAAATCTTCATCAACATTCCCAAGTAGTTTTTCCTCTTTATACTTACCAATCGTATTATAATATGCATCTCCTTTTTTAACATTGAAGCATTTACCATCATAAAACAAAGCTTTGAAAGTAGGTAATTTATCATTCAATGCTAATTGCTTAATATCTACCTCAACAACAATATTCTTTAATTCCAACCATTTATCAAGATAATCCTTAACATGTTTCTTATTAGTAAAAGCCATCTCAAAGTATATAGTATTTCCACATTCAGTAACAACGGTTACGTCCGGTCTATATAAACCACTCTCAGTTTCATAAGATTGTTCGACTAGAATATCCTTACAAATATATTCTTTTTCAGTATCCGAAACAACCGTGAATTTATCACCTTTTTCAAGAAACTTGTTCTTAAACCAAAAGTGAATTTGTGATTCCGAATTACATTTACTAGCATCCACATGGGCAAAGTGAGGAGCAATCCTTTTTGACTCAATTGCTTTTGGTTTTAAATCTGATCCACAAACAGGACAATGATATGTATTTTGTTTATTTAATTCATTTACAGTATCAATTGTTATGATTTCATTATTTTCATCTTTAGCAAACCACAACTTTACATTTTCATAACTCATCATTTACCTCCAATCTATTCAACATCGCTTTATTCGTCTGTAATCTAACTAATTAATCATAATCTACAAATTCCAATATCGACCTAGACTAAATACATTCAGTTTAACTATAATTTCTTATTCATAATAATTTAATTAGGATACTGACAAATAACACTAATCATTTTTCTTCATATGTAGATTCCTCATTCTTTCTGCTATAGCAAGACGCTGCTCTTCACTAAGTTCACGTTTCTTTGATGGTTTCCTTAAGCTAACTTGATTAGCACCAAGTTCAAACCTAGCAGAGATAATACGACCATCTTCATATTCAGGCTCAATTGGTTCGGCAATCTTTAATAATTTTGTCAGCCAAGTTGAATCACTACAATATATAATAAATTTATCCTCTGTTCTTATTTTGTTTATGTTAATTTCTTGTTCTTCTGATGAATACCCCATCAAATCACCTCTACAATATATTAATTTATTTATATTAATAAACCTGTTTCCATATTTTTTTCATCTTTTTAACTAACTTGTCATATGTATTTTTATTTAATCTACCAAACCATTGATAATCCTCGTATGCCCTTAACTCTTCGTTGTTAGCTTCTCCTGATCTAATCATGTCTTCAAAAAACGCCAACACCTCCAATTCACTGAATTGTAAAACTGTCCTCATCATTTTCACCTCCTTGTCCTAGCAATCTATCTAACTATTATATCGGCTAAAACTCACAAAGAGTTTAGTGTTTTCTGATATATTACTATTATATTAATTTATTTTTATAATGTCAATGTGAAATTCAAAAATAAAAACAAAATTATTATTTTTAAACTGTACAGGCAATTTACCTATGTCATACACATATCATTCTAGTGTAATAAATAAACCTCGGATAACATCAATGTAAGACAAATTTATTAAGGAGGTATGACAATGAAGCTTGGAATTGATGCTGGCAATGATCAAGTGAAGATTTGTGGAGATTATGGGTTAATTAATTTCATTTCAGCAATAGGGGAGAGTAGACTGATAAACCTTCAGCAAATTCACGGTCAAGATGATATGTATTTTGAGTATCAAGGTGAATCAGGATTTGCAGGAACATTGGCATTATATGAATCGGAGTTTGTAGGTTCCATAATGGGTAGCACGAAAGCACATAAAGATACATTACTTCGAGTCTTAATTGGTATTCACAGATACTCAACTCTCTATAATCTTAATGAATCTATATTCGATATTGTAGTTGGTCAACCAATCATAATGCACAATCACATTGAAAAGGAAAAAATAAAAGGGATGTTGAAAGGACAACATACTCTTACTGTTAATGGAATTACTAAAACCTTTATTATCAATCGAGTTGAATGTGCAGCAGAGTGTGCAACAGCTTACTGGAGTAACCCAAAAGAAGGATTGGTTAGAATTATTGATATTGGGGGAGGGACTGTAAATTACTCAACCGTATTAAACGGAAGGTTCATTGATAAAGATTCGGATACTTTAACATTTGGTGTAAATACAACTAAAACCAATAATCTTCAAGCATTAGCGAGAGGAATTTCAACTCAGTTATTAAAGAAATGGGATCAAAATGATAAAACTTTTTTAATAGGTGGAATTGCAGAACAGATGGTATCTCATTTGAAGAATTACTTTCCTAACGCACGAGTATTATATCCGATATTCAATAGACAACAAATTAGTCCTATTTTTGCTAATGCAATTTCCTTCTATATATTGGCGGTGAACATTTATGAGTAGAAAGGTAAAGTCAGTATCATTTAACACTGAAGATCCATTTGAAAAGGAAATGTATGAGTACTCTAAGAAGTTTTCTAACTTTTCGTCATTTGTAAAAAGACTTATCCATATTTCAATGAATGGAAAGCAACCTGTGGCAAATATTGAAGTGGGGGAAATATCAGAATTATCAACAGACAAACCTAAAATTAACAAAGATTTCCTTAGACAACTAATCTAAAATTTTATGAATATAGTAAAAGATCATTACTCAGTGCTTACTGACTCATTATTAAATGCTTTTCCAAGTGGTTACTCATTACCTTACTAGTCACTCAGTAATTACTCAGAGCATCAGTAACCTGAAGTTGAGTAAGTTGGAATTTCAGTAATCAATCTATAAATTTACTTTACTCATAAAATAATACATCAGGAGTGAGTTAACATGTCATATAAAATTACTTCCTATTTTGGAAGTGTGGAATCATTTCGTGAAAGAGGTCATTCTGGAATCGATTTTCAGATGAATGATGGAACAGAGATTCATTCAATTAGAGATGGAATTGTTCATCTTGCTGATTATGGAAATCAAAACGCAGGTAAAACAATATTTGTGGAATGGGATGATGGTAAGACTGCAATTTATGGTCATCTTAGTCAATTTTCCGTAAGAGATGGTCAAACCGTTCATGCAGGTGATTTGCTAGGTTATTCAGGACACAGCGGGAATGTATTTTCTTCATCAGGTGGAAATGGAGCACATCTTCATTTTGGACTTAAGGAAAATGGACACTTTATTGATCCTTCACCATATATTGAACAAATTCAACATATGAATGACCATGCTACACAAATAGCTACCACAAAATTTTCGTTAATGGATATGTTTCAATCTCATATGAACATATTTAATGACTTCTTACACAACACCAGTGTTCATTTAATTAACTTTATAACGTCAACGGATTACTCTCCACTTGTACAATTGCTCAAGAATGTTGTAGAGCTTTTCTTTATCAATATCTAATTGTTCGAAGTCAACATGACTAAGTTTTAAAAATTCATCTACCCAGGGCATTTCCTTATCATATGTGAGTGGATCATAATAACAGATTGTAACCACCTACCTTTTATTGTCTTTAGAGCTTTCAAATATCTCATCAATTAATCTTTCTGTGTCTTTTTCATCATTTTTAGGCATATTTAGTCCTCCAATATACATTTTCACCTATAATTTGACCAAATAAGGAGTTAAATATACATGGAATATAAGAAATTTGACGTTTTACTGAAGAAGGAAACTGTAGATAAGATAGACAAAATTACCATGTTTAAGAATGTGAAGGATGAATTATTCAAAGGAGAAAGCGAACATTTTTCAGTAGAGGATTTTATTGTAGGTTGTGTTTACCATTATATTGAACTTATAGAATCAAATAGGGAGATTGCTGGATTTCATGATCTTGGAAGACCATTTAAATTAAGAAATCGTTTCAAAGAAATAATTAAAGAAAAAGGTATAAACCAAAAACAACTTGGTGATATGACTCAGATTAATGCTGGGAATATAAGTCAAATATTAAATAATCACAATCAGCCATCGTTAGATTATTTTCTCCGCATTTGGATAGCCTTAGAATGTCCTAGATTAGATTGGTGTCTTTATCGTGAAGAATGATTTTCGAAATAAAAATTTATCTTCGAAATTGTAATAAGACAAAATTCACCGCCCATATAATCTGAATACACTTAATCATCAAGAATAGGGAGGTAACACAATGTTTACAAGTACAGGAATTGCATTTTTAGCTATTAAGATATTTGCGATTGGAGCAGCCGGAATATCTGCTTCGACTTTTATGGATACTTTCCACAATTTTAAATTTAAATCTAAAAAGAAAGGTGATAATGATGTCAACGTTGAAAGTGAATCTTTGCGTGAGAAAGCCAAGTCAATTCGTTAATTATCAATTGTCATCTTTCACTTTAAATGAAGAATCTTTCCCCGTAGAAATCAATTTAAAGGAGGTGATCAATCTTGCTCCGCATCAAAAGAAGAAGTATCAAAAAATAATCAAAACCTTCATAGGAACAACAGTAAGTTTTCTGATGTTATCATCAAGGTCAATGGCTCAAGGATTAGCAGGTACAGCGTCACAACCATCATCAACTCTAGGCTTACCACCAGACTTTATCGAACCGATCCTACTACTAATCAAAATGGCACTAGGGGGTTCATTCCTTTTAGCAATTCTACTCATGATAGCAGCAGGGACGTTACGAATGTTAAGGCAAAAGAAACAGGCAGTAGAATGGAGCAACGACATTATAAGAGGATTCACACAAATTTTATTAAGCATTCCGGTCATTTTTCTAATATTTTACGTAGCCATAAAACTACTAGGAAATTTCACAACCTACATCAGTCCATTATAAGTTTCTTTAAGAAAATAACTCTTCCAGTTGCGGCAGTTTCTTCATCATTTTTATTTTCAAACTTCACAAATGCCTCAACATTAGACATAATTACACAGAAAAAAGGAATTCTAACACATGACTATTCGGGAAACCATGAAACTACATGGTTAGGAATAGGGGAGATAGTTAAGAATGTAACTTGGCTTATAGATTTTCTTAAACATATTAAAGAAAACATGTACCATTATTCACTCGATTTATTGTCTTGGATTTATACCACTCTTACAAATGTTGTTTTATATACTCCACTATTCCTCTTTAATAATTCATTCGTCAAAAATACCTCTATATTATTTTCAATTGTTTCAGTAAGTATTGTTATTCTTCTGACGATATACGAAAGCATAATGAAAATGCTAAGGAAAGATCATACAGACTTCAAACAAGTGTTAAAGAGATTCCCTATGGTAGTTGCTGGAGCTGGATTTGCACCATTTTTCTTTGAAAAATCATTTCAATTTATAAACCAATTGACAAAAGGGATTACTCAAGTGGGAGGTAATATCGTTTCAGGTGATACCTTTGCTAAGTCTTTCTCATTAGGAAGTATAGATGTTTTTGGACTGTTATTATTTGATGTTGTTCTATTGGCATTATTAATTAAAGTATTACTTCAAAATGCTCTGAGGTGGTGGGATCTGTTTACGTTGTGTGCTATCAGTCCATTAGCACTAACAAGTTGGATTTTCGATAGACATTCTCATTTATTTAGACAATGGTGGAGTTCCATCAAACGACTTGGAGTTGTTCAGTTGGTTTATGCAACATTCGTTTTACTAATTGGAGTATTTCTAGTTGGAACAAGATTTGTTTCACCAGACAATTACTTTTTAAGATTACTAGTGATTATTGGAAGTTTAATGAGATTAGCAAATCCACCACAATTTATTCTATCTTACACAAGAGGTCATGATATTAACGATTCATTTAACAACTTGAAACGTAGAGGAAAGGGAATATTTGATACTCTGACATTGAAAAACGTAACTCCTTATAGATTCATTAAGAATCATTTAGCTAATATCAAGGCGAGAGAATTAAAGATAGGTGAATTAAGACAAAAGCATGGAAGAAGATTTGTAGATGATTTATTGAAGTAGGAGGTATCATATGTCTATTACAAGAATCATAAATAAAACTCCAATTCAAAATAAGAATCAAAATATCTATGAGGTTGAAGAGATAAATTCACATACTTTAAGAAAGATATTTGATACAAGGTTTAATGGGGAAGGAGTCTATTGTATGGAGTCATATGCTGCCAATGACTATATAGAAAAGTACCTCGTTACTCCTTCCTTTGATAAGTTTTATGAGTACTCCCCCACCAATAAGGAATGGGATTTTCAAGGGGAGAGTATAAAAGATTTAAGTGTTTATGAATTAGTATTGAGTAATCCATTATTTATGCCATTGGATACTAAACAATTTGTTAATTTATTTGAAGTGGTGCAGCAAATGAAACATACTCCGATTCTCATCCAAATACTATTTTGCAAAAGGTTAGATAATTGGAGAGAAGAAGCAATTGGAATGTATGAGGATTGGAGAAGTGGTAATGATGATCCTTTTTCCAATAAGACACTAAGAGGCTTACAAAATAAGGCATTAAATGTATTGAATAGGATGGGCGGTTTTAACTTAAAGCGTAATAGTATCAAGGAAATGGAAGAGAAAATACTTTCACATGGCTATAGGATGGAATGCAGGTTTGTAGTTTATGAAAATAAGTATGAAAAGCAGTTTGAGGAATTAATAAAGAAAGAAATTGTTAAATTAAATCTGTTTAATGAGTTGAAATTGATAAAGGTACAAAACAAGAAAGTATTATTAAAAGAAATAGAGAATAGGAGCTTTCAAGTAACATCGCAAAATCAGTTGTATTCAGAACAAGAGATTTTTAGTTTATTAAGTGATAAACAGATTGAAATGAAATCAGTTGAATTGAATCAACCAGTTAAAACATCAAGTATAACTAAACAAATGAATGAAAGTATTCAGTTACAATACTTATATAAGTTAATGCCAACTAGTGAAAATAGAAAGAGAGAAGTGGATGAGACTAAAGCTGAATTAGTGAATAATGCACTTAAAAGGGTGGGTATAGTGAAGAAAGCATTGAAAGTGAATGATATTAAACAGGGAGCAACGATTCAGAAAATACAATTTGTCATTCCTCCAGAGATCAACTATACAACAATTAAGAAAAAGTTAGAGGATATTCAAGGAGCTATGGGGGATAAAGGAATAACGATTGATATTGGAGATAAACCGGATACTATTAATGTTTATGTTCCTTTGGATAATAGAGATGTAGTTTATTTTAGAACTATATTAGAGTCTGAGGAATTTCAACGATTCAGAGAAAAGCATACATTACCTTTTATTGTTGGAGAAAATGTAGACGGGGATTATCTATTTGGGGATTTAACTGAGTTAAGACATATTCTCATTGCCGGAACTACAGGAAGTGGGAAAAGTGTATTTATGAATTTGATTATTCTTTGTTTGATATTAAGTGTGCCAGCAGATGAAATGATGTTGTATTTGATTGATCCTAAGTTGGTGGAATTGGCACAGTTTAATGGTTTTCCTCATGTGAGAAGTATCATTGCTGATATGAAGAGAGCACAATCCTTATTATCTTCGTTATGTGATGAGATGGATAAACGATATGAAGTGTTTTCTAAAGTAGGGGTTAGGGATATACAAGGATTTAATGAGACACAGGAAAAGAAAATGAAATACATTGTATGTGCGATAGATGAATTAGCGGATTTGATGACTACTAATAAAGAAGTTGAGGATTATATTGTGCGATTATGCCAAAAAGCAAGAGCTGCAGGTATACATTTAATTATTGCTACTCAAAGACCATCAGTAGATGTAGTGACCGGGTTAATTAAGGCAAATTTACCGAATAGGTTTTCTTTTAGTATGACATCACAAGTTGACTCTAAGACAGTGTTGGATAAGGGTGGTGCTGAGAAGTTATTAGGAAAAGGAGATGGGTTAGCGAAGATTGAAGGGAGTAAGATGGAGTTTGAACGGTTTCAGTCTGCAATATTAAGTTTGGATGTTAAAGAGGAAATGAGGATATATGATGGACTAAAGGAATTGTTTAAGGATTTAAAGGTGGATGATGGGGAATTGATTGAGGTAAAAGAGGAAGAACCGATTGATAAATTAAAAAGGATTATTGCTAATACAAATGAGACTAGAGTTAGTGAACTGGGTAGGTTGATGGTTATGGGGAATAATAAGGTGCATGAGTTGATTAAGGAATTAGTTGAAGAAGGATGGTTAACTAAGGAAGGGAATAGATATGTGATTAATGTGGATCAGGAAGAATTGGATAAATGGAGGGATGAGGATGAATAAGGAATACATTATAACCCATTATGAGCAAGATTGGGACGATGATAACATATACTACAGTGTCCGAGAGGATGGTTTGATTGTCAAAGTCAATGTAGAGACAGGAGATAGAATGGAGTATTTTATGGAGAGGGTAGTACATTAAATGTGCTGCTCTTTTTTTTGTTTAAAAATATGCCCCTACCTATGAGTATCGTAAGGTGAAAAATTGGGTATCGTGATGGACGATAGATCTATGGGCTGAAGATAGGGGAGAAGTATTGATATGAGTGGGTTTAGGCGACTTTATGAGTCGTCTTATTTGTGTTTGGAGGATAGGAGTATCGTTGAAACGTTGATGTAGCAAGGGTTGGAGGTTGATTTGATGGTGGAATAAGGGGAGTGTGGGTGATTTGGAGGTGGGAGAAATGTAGGAATATCAAGGGATGAACGATTGTTTGAACGATAGAAATAGGGTGATTTTAGGGGTGAATTGGCAAAATAAGTAGGGTGTGTGGATAGAAGTGCTATGGGTGTATTTTGGAAATAATTAGGAGATTTAGATGTAAAATAACCCCCTTTAACCTATATCTAATATTCATTATATACACCTTTAGCTTTTAATCCGTTTTTACTGGATTATTGCTAGATTGGACAAGCTATTAACATCTTGTCTATAAATACCAAAAAATTTCCAAAAATCGTTTAATAACAGCGTGACAATAATAGAACACATTCATAAGTATATATTATCACACTCCAACATACCATAATTTTTTCTTATCATTATATTATATCTACACGCACACGATTATCCTCATAAATATCTTTTAAACTACCAAAAAAATCTCAAAAATTTTATTAATAAAATTAAATTGACAATAAAAATAAATCATGTTATAATATAAGTAAGTTAAATAATACTTATTTAAAAGGAGCGGTTACAATGTTAAAAAAATTTAATGTTACTGATTACAAATATGTTCAATTCGAAAAGGATCAAACAGCACCTTGGTTATTATACATAGTACAATACGATTCACCTTCGTACATTTATAAAGAAGAGATAGGACGCTTTGACTTCTACAATATGGAAGGTAGGCTTGCGGTACCGAACGCAGGTATAAAGGAATATAAACGCTTCAATGCTATGTTAAATATGATATTCAAACATGATGAAAGGTTTGGATGGAACTATGTACTAGTTGAGGATTGCAAAAAAGCTGGACTTAAAAAACGTAAAGCGGAAAAGGTTGCACTTGCTGAAAAGGAAGTAAATAAACAAACAGAAAAAGCACTGGAATATCTAAATAAATTAAATAACAATGATACTCAACTAGTGAATGTATTAAAAGACAACTTTATGGATGTAACGGACGAACAACTAATAAAAGTTATTAAAAACAATTTTAAGAATGCCATATCAGAACGATTAGTAAATGAAGTATTCAATACAATTAAATCAGTATTAAACAATATAGAATTAAATGAACAAAAAGAGGAGAATAAAACAACTGATAATAATGAAGATGTATCTTATACAGCGTTTAACCGTACATTCTCAACTTATTCAGAAGCTGAAGCATATTGTATATCAAACGACTTTGACACGGAATATATAAAGGAGGTTGCACCTCAGCAGCCTTCTAATACTCAACCAGTCACATATCATTTTTACAAACAATCCTTTGACAACTATATGGATGCTTACAACTATGCTATTAATAATAAATCACCAGTGACAATGGTTATAGCTTCAAATCATCCAACTATGACAAATGAACGTCTACAGCAACTAGAAAAGGAATATACATTTTCAAAGGGTAGCATGTCATACAATGATATGAAAGAATATTTTTCCTATATCTCATCCTTAAATGAATCATTAGACCAACAGGAAAGATATTATAAATTACAATCCTATATCAAACGATACGAATACAATCAGAAACAAAAAGAGAATAGGAAAGAATATTTAAGGGATCTAATGAGGGAAGCATGTACATTATTACACTTTATGAAAAAGAAAGGCTTACAACTAATCAATAAATCAGACTGCGGTATTAGCTCAACCAAATATATTTACAATAATAATGTATTACATTTCGATGTACGATCAAACGGTATGCCAATAGATGAGTATCATACAATGATACACAATATATTCAATAACCATTTTAGCGACTATATGAACGAATATAAACAGTATAGACTTTACTGGTACTATATGAATACAACAAATACCGAACCATTAACACAAATAAATAACTATGTATTCACTGATAATACTATAGGTGAATATGGAATCATTGCATACGATAGACAACTGTCTGATATAGAACTATCTAATTATAATCTAATTCCATATACTCCAGAAGCTACTCAGCAGGCGATATAATCCACATAACATAATTAAATAACTATAACTATATAGGATGTTCGAAAAGCCTCTTATATAGTCAATATGAACGTTATAGAGGTATGTCTTTTTTAACGTATATACTACTTTAATATTCATCAATTATATAATACACTTGTATTCTCATATCTCTATAACAGTTCACTTGTTATATTCCAAGCAATTATTCCATATAACAGCAACCGAATATTATCACTAGGTAAAATCCATATAACAGAACAACAAAAATATTGCTAAGTATTTTTATATAACAGACTACTCAAAATATCACCAGTCAATTTTCATATAACAGCAAAGCAAAAATATTGCAGCCTAAAATTTAATATAACAGCAAGCCCAAAATATCACGGAGGTTTTTTACACATGAAAACAATCTTACATAAACATTCATACACTGTATTAGTTATTACATTATCACTCTTAACCGGTTACACTCTAATAAATATATTATCTAATTAATAAAATTAGATTGCTATTTAGACATATCCACTAAAGTGAATAAATTAAATTATCATAACCAATTAGGAGGCAATACACATGTTACAACTATTAACCAATCACAAGGAATTAAAACAAATATACACTTACAACTCCAATCCACATTCCAGCTTTGATTATGCTAATAACTTAGGATATAAACAAGGCTTATCAAGCTGGAATAATGACTTATTCACTCCATACCTCAATAAACTAATCAATCAAGACATTCTTACTAAAGTATATGATTTTGTACAGAATGGACAACGTGAGGCACTATATCAATTTTCAAATGGGGATGAAATAGAACTATTTGGAGAAAATCACATGAATATTAGAATATTTTTCAACTATTAAGAGGATCAATTTTGATTCTCTTTTTTATATAATTAAATCAATAAGCAATACTTATCATATATCCAACAATCAATTAATCTTTTCTATCGCTAATTAGTAATTTATTTTCAATATTTAGTTGTCGTAATAGGAATAAATCAATATAATATATAATGAGGGGATAAGTCTGTACTTTTTCACTGACATATAAAATTAAATAACGAAAAATTCAGGAGGTTAAGCAATTGTCAAATTATTTCTTTTGTTATGATTCATCGTTACACAAATATTTACATAAAATACATAAGCAATCTTATATATGTGCAGCTTTACACCAAACAACACATAAAACATTTTGGCTTTATGAACGCACACCGGAAATTAATAAGTTAATAGAAGAATATACAACATTTATGAAACAATAAAATAATAGAATCAAAGTTACATAATCTCATGTGAAATCATTGTTAAGCAATTATATAGTTAAACCGAAAAGGAGATGTTACTTAATTGAATAAAAAGGAACTCATTGAACAAATGAGAAAGGTAGGACAGACAATAGGTGTCAATGCTGTTCAGGATTTTCTTGAATCACATGACTTAGAAATGGATGACATAGAACTATCTTTCCAAGTAAAAGATAAATCTAAAGTAAACTGGAAACCTAAAAGTAAATTTGTAAAGGTATTTGATACGGAGCTGAATAAAACAATGGAAAATAAAAAAATTGATATAGAAATGATTGGCTTTTTAACTGTTTTATCATCCTATTTAAACTATGAAGACAATTGTTTAATTAAATCAGATGGAACATATTTAAACCAAAATGACATAGTACAATTAACTGGATGGAATAGAAAGAAGGTTAATCAAACTATAAAAACACTTATTGAAAATGAAATCTTATACACTGAACAAAATGAAAACGATAAGAGAAATAAAAAGTATTATATTGATCCTAGCTTATTCTTTAGAGGTCAAAAGATAACTAAAGAGGTGAAGGAATTCTTTAATAGTAAACATAACTTAAATAATTAAATATATAATATGTTTCTAAAATGACACATAATCGAAAAATAGGGTTATAAAATCAACGTTAAAAAATACAATATGTTTCTAATTTGCTACATAATTTTTTCGTTAAATCCCTTGAGGCTCTAAGGATAAAGCCTATTTTTGCCGAAAAAGTTATCTTATATACTTCTTCCCTATATATTACGAGATAGTTAAAATTAATACATATTAAATTAATAATTATACTAATACATATAAAAATATAAGTCAGTGGGAAAACTTGTTTTCACGCTGAAAGAAGTTATTTGCCTAACTACACAAACATATATACACTACATAACCTTTACACTCTACACATTGCATATACTCTATATTGTGTATGCAAATAACGATACCTATTCACTATGTAAAGTGTAAGATCCTAAACAGTGGTATTTTATCACTCGAAAGGCTGTGCTTTTCTCATGAACTTAATAAATTTTCTATAAGCCATTGCATAATTATGATGGTTATTTTTATAAATTCCTAATAATATAATGGTTTTAAGGGGATTGAAAATAATATAAATAAAAACACTTTACATTATATAAATAAATTGCTATAATTTAATTAAAGTTAAACGATATATAAAACGATTAAAGGGGATATGTAAAATGTTATATAACGCAAAATTAGTAAATAAGAAAACAAAAAGAGAAATTGCAATTGGTGTGGCTAAATGGGATGAAAGAGGATTTTATAAATTTAATCTAATCCCAACATTACACAGTAAACCATTTATAAATATTACAAAGCATTCTTCTAATGAAGTAGTTACCGGAGAAATTTATAGTAATTAAACTTCGTAATAAAAACAATATTTTATAATAAATAAATTATAACTTGGAGGAATGTAAAATGAATATTAAAACAACTGTAGAATATTTTGATAAGGATATTGACGAATTACTGGAAACAAGAAGCGATACAATGTATACAAAAGAAGAAAATTTATTATTTGATGAGGGATTAAATGTAACATTCTTTGATGATATGGAAGAATATGAATTCGAACAAGATCAATTTGAAGAATGGATGACTAGTAGAGGAATGGAATTAAAAGCATTACTTAAAACAATTAACGGAAGAATAGCAGCTGTATTAATCTAATAAAAAATAAATTTGATTAGAAATTAAATTAACAAAAGGGGATAAACTAATATGAACAATTACAAAGTCGGGCAAACAGTTATATGTACATGGGGATCAAATAAAGGGAAAAAATTCATCATTGAAGCAATTCTCAAAGATAACTACTCATGTTCACTTGCTGGAGCTAATGACGGTAAATACTACGCATATACAGATAATCAGTTAACACTTAACTAAGCAGCCAAAAGGCTGTTTTTTCTTTTCTATTCACCATAAAATCAATCATTTATTTGGTGAAAAATATTTAAAATAAATTTATAAAAACTATTGAAATAATAAAAATAAATTGCTATAATGTATTTAACGATAGCAAATACATATTAAATCAATTTTTAAGGAGTGTTTCAAATGACATCAGTAGCAATGAAAATTAATGAAGAATTAAACGGGATCGAATTATACTTTAACTCTAAACCATCAAAAGAAGTAAGAGATAATTTAAAAGCTAATAAATTTCGTTGGTCATCATTTAAAAATTGCTGGTATGCTCGCCAATCTGAAAACACTTTCCAAATTGCTAACAGTCTTACAAACAATGAAGAAGTAACCGCAGCACCAATTAAGGAAGTAAAGAAACATGCTAAAGTAAAAACTTTAAGCTTATGGGATGCTACAAGATGGAAAGGTATAGAGTTAACAGAATCCCAAAAAGAACAAGATTGTAAAGAAATAGCGAAGGAAATTAGAACTCACATTAGAAAAAGATTTCCGCAATGTAAATTCTCTGTAACTGTTCCATACTCTGGAAGAATCAGCTTTGATATTAAATCAAGTCCATTCGAAAAAGGATCAACTTATTTAAATGCAGTCCTAGAATACTGCAGTAACCTTTTAAATGCTTATAAACATTGTTACAGTGCAGCCGATCCATATACAGACTATGCAGGAGTATATAATTTTACTGGTTGGGCTGAGATTCATTGGCAATATACACAAACTGAACAAACAGAAGATATTAAAAAAGAAATGGAAGAATTTGATTCCAAACTAGCAGAGTTTGAAAAAGCTGAAGAAGAAAGAAAAGAAAAAGAGTATCAAGAATATGTAAAAGAACAAGAAAGAAGAAATGAAGAATATAAAAAGCAACAAGAAGAAGAAAAGAAACAAGTCGAAAATATCTATAACAGCATTGATGTGAAAGAACTAAATGAAAATGAAAAATACTTTGTAACTGGTGCAGAATTCGCAGACTTAAATAAAAATAACACATTGGATCAATACAAGGAAGAAGTTGAAAAAGGTAAATATTCTTTGGAAGATGTAAAAATCACTAAAGAAGTACATTTTGACAACTTAGAAGCATTAGATAATTTCTCTAACATGCTTTTAAAAGATTTTGATTTCCTTGCTAATACTGGCGGCAGCTTTACAGAAGACAACCGTATTAATTCAATGACAGACTTCTATAACATGGATGATTATGAAAGAAAAACGGTTAAATGGAATCTATACGGAGTCGCAGTTTATTATAACAACAAGTTACAATTCGTTATTGATGCTCAGGGCTATTCATATGCTCGTTATGTTGGACTTACAGACAATGCAACCATTGAAAAAGATATAACAGTCGAGCAAGTTTTAAGCGGAGAGGATCAAGAAGAATTACAACATCAAGCAAGTGTATTGGAAGACATTTCAACAAGTGTAATTGATGAATTAGATATCAGTGGAACATGGGAAAATGAAAACTGGAAAGAGTATAAAGAAGCGGTTAAAAACAAATTAAAACAATACGAAATTAAATTAACAAAAGATATTATTCAACAATTAGAAATTGATTGTTTAAAAGTTGCTATGTATAAGATATTGCAGGAAGTGGACAGCATTCAAGAACAATTTGCAGATGCAGACATCCAACAAGGTGAAAAACTAACACTCTTTTATATATCTGATTGGGGAGGCATTATAACAAACAGAATCACATTTGACAGCGTGAAAAATGAAAAATATGCACAATATGACAAGGCAATTAAATTAACATTTACACCGGAGAATAAAAGGAAGTTACACTATAAGCATTTCTATTCTACATTGTTAGTCTATAAAGGTTGGCTATCATTACCGGAAACAGTATTACACAATATAGAAGAAAGGGACGGAATGAGAATAACAAGTAGCAAATACCATTCATGTGATAATAAACAGTATGACGAAATTCTAAATTATTTTGAGGAGCAGGAAATAAAACCAATTATAAACACTTATAAACCTAGATTCTGATATAACAGTCAAGGCAGTTTTTTACAAGGTTTCTGCTATAACAAAAAACCTTAAATATTGCTAGGAGGTTTTAAAATGTTTAACAATAATCCTGATTTTTATCCAACTCCAACAAAGCTAATTAATAAAATGTTATCCAATATAGATTTTCGATATATTAGAACAGTCCTAGAACCATCAGCAGGAAAAGGGGATCTAGTGGAGGCTATAACACAAAAGTTCAAATATCACCAGTCATATAACAGAAGTAACTATGATATTGACACAATAGAACTAGATAACAATTTGCAATACATTTTACAGGGGAAGAAATTTAGACTTGTTCACGATGATTTTTTAACCTATAACACATTTAAAAAATACGATTGCATTATTATGAATCCTCCATTTAGTCAAGGGGATAAACATCTATTAAAGGCTATTGAAATGCAGCAAAAAGGCGGTCAAATTGTTTGTTTATTGAATGGGGAAACTTTAAAGAATCCATATACAAATACAAGAAAAGAATTGATCCAAAAGTTAGAGCAATATAATGCAAAGGTTGAATTTGTTCAAAATGCCTTTACAGATGCAGAAAGAAAAACAGACGTAGAAACGGCAATTATCTATATTAACATTCCTAAAATTGAATATAACAGCGTGATATTGGACGAACTGAAGCAAGAAGAGATACATAAGAATAATAATGAATATAACAATCATTATTTAATAGATTCTGATTTTATAAAGGGAATTGTACAACAGTATAATTTTGAAGTCAAAGCCGGATTAAAGCTAATAGAAGAGTATAACAGTCTTAAGCCATTAATGCTAACGAGTTTTAAAGATAACAGCAACCCAATTCTAAAACTTGGTTTAGAATATGAGGATAAAGAGGGAAGTAGTTTAGAAAATGCTTATATAAAGCAAATTAGGCTTAAATACTGGACTGCATTATTTAGCAATGATCAATTCATGGGACTATTTACAAGTAATTTAAAACAAAAGTATCTTCAGTATGTACAGGAATTAAAAGACTATGATTTTTCATTCTATAACATTTATTCTTTACGTATTCAGCTAAATAAAGAAATGGTGCAAGGGGTAGAAGATACCATTTTAAACCTATTTGAAGAGTTTTCATATAAACATTACTATGATGAGCAATCAAAGAACGTGCATATGTACAATGGCTGGAAAACTAACAAAGCATATAAAATTAATCACAAGGTTATTATTCCTTTAAATGGTTATAGAGACATGCAATATTCTTGGGGTCGGTATAATCCATCACATTATGATGTTTTGGAAAAATTGCGAGATATTGAAAAAGTATTCAATTACTTGGATTCAGGAAGAACAGAAGAAATTGATATGGAACAAACTTTAAAAATGGCTGAACACTATGGAGAAACTAAGAAAATAGAATTAAAGTATTTTTACATTACATTTTATAAAAAAGGTACTTGTCACATTGAATTTAAGAATATGGAGCTTTTGAAAAAATTTAATCTTTTTGGATCACAGAGAAAAGGCTGGCTTCCTCCTTCCTATGGTAAAGCACAATACAAAGACATGACACCGGAAGAAAAAGAAGTTATAAACGATTTTGAAGGGGAGCAATCCTATAATGATGTAATGAAAAATAAATCATACTACATTATGAATACAGAAGAATTATTGAAATTGACATCATGAGAAACTATATAACAGATCGCTTGCGGTATTCGGGTTTGAAATTTGATATAACAGTCAACCCGAAATATCGCAGGTGATTTTTGAAAATATGAAAAATTGTATAACAGCTTTAAGTTTTGTTTGCAACTTAACTCAGGTCTTATGTGAACCTAAGTAAAATAAATCACGATGAAAGGTACATTTTAATCTCTGATTTTAAAAATAAATATACAAAAATTGTTGACTTCTCATTAATAACAATATATAATTAAATTAACAAAACAAACACAAAAGGAGATTGAATTGAATGGAAAAAGTAAATTACATTTTAAACATGGATATGTTAGAAGAGGAAATTGAGGAATTAAAAATCGCAGTTCACGGAGACACACTAAGTCAACATAGAATAATTAATGAAGGTGACTATACAATCATTGAATTGTTTACAGAAGATAAACTAACAAGCGAGAAAGATTTATTTTATGGAAAACAATTTAAAAATCTATTGTGCATAGGTAGACATCAACATGTTGCAGCAATTGAATATGATCCAATTGATTTATACGATGAATTTATTGGAACAGGTGAAGAACTAAGTTTTGCATAACATCAAGGTCAGCGAATAGTTGACCTTTTTTCATAGTCAAAGGAGGTGAACTGGTGGAAGATTATAAATCAAAAATATCTGATATTGAGGACATTTGTAAATTATGGACTGGGCTTTATATGGATGGTAACTCGGCAATGAGTAGGGTAGCAGAAATTATAAAAACAAAATACAAAATTGTTGAGAATGTAGCATTTACAGATAATAAAGGGAATGACATATTCAAGGTTGATAAAGCGATGATTAAAATTAGTGAAAAATAAGGAGGTAATAACATGAATAAATATTGCGTAACAATTTCACAAAATGGTGGCGAATATGACGGAGATATTTTTATAAAATGCGATGAATTAATAAAGATTGATAATAATACCGTTTGTGCAGATGGAATAGAGATTAATTTTGATTATGAATATATTATAGAGATTAAAAAAGAAGGAGAATAATAAATGAGTAGACAAATAGATAAATTAATAATTAAACATTTGAAATTTGATTTACATTCGGAAACTGAAAGAGGTTTTTGGGTATATTTAAATGACGATCAGGATGCTACACTTTTCAGACCTTCAGAAAATATAAAAGATGCTTGGTTAGTTGTTGAAAAGTTTGATGAAGTTGATATAACAAAAGAATTTCAAGGAACATATGAATGTAGAATTTTCGCTTTTGCCAATAATGGAAGTCCTGTAGAATGTTGGGCTAGATATGGTGATACTCCAGCAATGGCAATTTGCAAAGCAGCATTATACGCTTTAGGAGTTGAATATGATGAATAGTAGAAATATAGAAACAACGATTATCAATGATAGATATATTTCTTCAGCAGAAATAGAAAGAAATTATGAAGGAATAGGCAGATTTTATTCTTATGAAACTTTTGTTTGGGAATATGATAAAAAATCACATACTAGACGGAAATTACTATATCAGACTTATCAAAATACATACACAGATGCAATAAACGTCCATTTACATTTTATTAGAAACTTTTGTAAGAATATAATAGATAATTTAACAATAGTTGATTCACGACTTGATTATGAGGAGGATTAATAATGAGAATATTGATAAATGGTAAGGTATATGACTCTACTGAAACACCAGTTTTAATTATATTTGATGAAAATGAGAAGAAATTATTTAATGGAATGAAGAAATTTATTTCAGCACCTGAACATTATACAGTTGAACAAAGACAAAAAATATTTGATACTGAAATATAAAATCTTGAGTAGGAGGTAAATAATATGATTAAATTAGAAAAAGGACAAATATGGAGAAGTAAACTTCATCCACACGAGGATTTTAAAATTTATGATGTAATTGTGCAAGAATGGGATCACCATCTTACAGAAACTTTTTATTGTTGGGAAAGATTGAATCATGAAGCATTTGTGAAAATGGTTGCTGATAGAAAGAGAATGACACTAGATGAATTTATTAAATCAACAAAGACAACTCATCCTTTTGCATGGTGTGGTGAAAGTCAAAGGAATGTATTAATGAATAAAATTAAAAAGTGTGAAATGGAACTAAGTGAATGAAAAACATAATACAATGTGAACAATGTAAGATACCATATAAACCATTAACAGTATCAAATAATGAATATGGAAAGTTTATTTGTCCGAAATGCTATAATACAATTACTATTCATGCACCAGTGGAATTAATAAAAACTTTTACATAAAGGGAGTTAATGAATCGTGAAAGATAACGAATATAAAAAGAAATTTTTCGAGTTGTTTTCATTTGATGATTTACATAGTATTCAATATGCTTTGGAATGTAGATACGGACTAAATGATGAATTAGCAATTAAAATGAAAAGCTTTCTGGAGGAATGGGAGAATGAACGAAAAATATCTAATTAATGTAATTCTAAAATTAATTGATCATATTGATAATTTACATGATGAGATTAGCGAAATTAGAACTGAAGTAAAAGGTGATATTAAAGAAATAAGCAATAAACTAGAAAATTTAAGTCAATATGTTTATCCAAATACAAATGAGAATTCTAGACATATTAAAAACAATGAATTGTGGGATTTAAAATTCACATTAGAAGAACGCTTGCAATCATTATAAAAACTCAGTTTTATCTCTTTATTTGGATAATTTGATATAGTAGAATTAAAGAATCAAAGGGGGATGAATATGGAGAAACAATATAATTATCCAGATATCATTAAGGTATTTTCAACAAGTCGTGAAGAAGTTGTCAATGATTATTTAGATTTAGGCTGGGTATTATTAAATGTAAGTCAATATACAGAATATACTTTAGGATGGGATAAAACAAAAGGTGAAATCAAAGAACCTAAATATGTTACTGATTTACCTTTCTAAGAGAGACAGATTATTATTCTGTCTTTTTTTATGTCCACAAGTGCAACAAATAATGATAATAAATTAATAAAATTGTTAATGTCATATTCCTGAATATCATCCCATATGATTTACTATCTAGTTCAAAAGGAGTTGATTTAATGGGTTTAGGTTTTCCATTGGTTTTAGTCGGTATCTATGCTTTATGTAAATTTGTACATGAGGAAGTTAAAACAGTAATGCATGGTAAATAAGTAGAATACACTTTCATGGAGGGGATTATATGACTATTGAACCAAGAGAATTTTTAATGAATATGAAGGAACATGATTTTGTCTATGACATGAAGAAATTAAGTGCAGTATTTAACCGGAATCATGAAGAAGATAAGGAGTATGTATTTAAGATCCTAGACTTATTGTATGAAAATTATGATCGTGTAAAATATATTGATGACATGAGTGAAAAATACACAGGTAAAGATGGTTGGGCTGTATTAATTTCACAAAAGTTTGCAATGGCAGATAAAAGAATTCCTATTCCACAAGCTCCTTTCCATATTAAAATTAATGGAAAAAATGACATTTCAATGAAAGCGAAAATAGCTTATATGCTGCTGATTGGATTCCTTAAAGAAACTGACGAACCTATACATGTGTCATTAAACTTCAAGGATGAAGTATATAGGAAGACTTATAAACAGTATGTAAAGGAAAATGTATTGGTGTATTAAGCCTCTTAAAAAGGAGGCTTTTCTTTTTGAATAATTTTAAAAATAAATTAAAATAACACTTGTAATAATAAAATTAAATTGATATAATTTACTTAAGATAAATTGAGGAGGGAATAATACATGCCAACAGAAATTAAATATTATATGGTGCGAATGGTCGATTTAGCTGCTGAAAAATTTTTTGAGAAAGAAATGAGTCAATTTGAAGTTGAATCAATTGAACTTAAAAACAAAATGGGAAATAACAGAATTCAGATCATAAATAAGTCTTATAGTTACACTAAAAACCTAGTTACAGGTAGGAAATATGCCGCAATCACATTTTAAATAAAGTTTCCCTTTTAATGTGATTGAGATGGTAAAATAAAAGAAAAATGGAGGTAATTAAAAATGAAAACTAAAACAGTAACTATAAAGGAAGCAGAAGAAATATTAGGAATGGATATTAATATGTCTTACAACAAAGATTGTGTGAATTATGGATTAGTTTTAGTGAATGAAAGTAAGAATAATGAAATAGTTGATGGAAGACTTTGGTTAGAGCAAGGGGTATTTAATCCAGAATCCACTCTCACTATTGTATACGCTGAAAACGATGATGAAGTAATAAGATTACTTAGTAGGTCACGTTAAAACAGGTATTATAACTTAATAAGGAGTTGGTGTAAATGGGTTTTGAATTACATGTATGCAATGTGGTGAAGAAATATTAATTGAAACTGGAGATGTAAACGCTAATAGTTTTAATAAGCTTGAAGTTTATCCAGTGCAAGGAAGAGTTATAATTCAATGCTCTTGTGGAAATGAAAACGATATTGATTTTAGATGATTTAAATATTTGAATATACAAAGGAGTATGAAGAGCATGGATAGAACTAAAGAGGAATTGATATCAATGGGATGGGAATCAATTGGCTTTGATGGAGTTTTAGAATACTTGGCTAGAGAAAACGAGCATGGAGAAATACTGTATATTCCGGTCTTTAATGGGAAAACGATGGGAATTGTCAATAGTCACAACAAGAATGTAATTAAATTATTAGCTAATTATATAAGTGAATAAAATAACAAATTTATTATGCAAGATACTTATAAAAAAAGGGTGTATAAAATGACATATAGAAAACCACTATGTACATGTGGAAGTCCATTAAGAATAAGAGAAAGAAAAGAAAGTGTAATAGAGTATCAAATTACCCAAGATGGCAGAGAAGGTAGAATGACAAGCGAATATTACACTGATACTTTGAAATCTTATTTAATATGTCCAAAATGCAATAAGGTTTTTGATAAAGATGAAGATGAAGATTTGAGAATTATAAGAGGAAATTGGAGATCAAATGTTGATATTACTTAAAATGAACTAAAGAATCATGAAGTACAGTAGAAAGGATGGAAATATGTCTTTCTAAAAAGGTGAAAAAATTGAAAAATTATACTGATAAATTAGAGGAACTAAGAAACCTTATAATGGGAACATCTGAAGCTTCACATGAATTTTGTTAATTAAATCAATATTAAAAAGGAGAGGAGTGTTAAAATGATCAACTTAAACAAAGTAAAATTACCTCGTCAAACACAAGAAAGACCATATACAATTAATCTAGTGAAATTATCTAAAGTAAATTTAACAAAGTAATATAAATAAATTAAAATGATGGAGGTGAAATAATAATGACAGCATACATAAAGAAAAACACATATACAGTTTTAGTTATAGGATTAGCGGTAGTAACAGGGTATATTTGGATTCATAATTTGTAATGAAAATATATTACTAATAAAATAATTAGGAGATGAGAAAAATGAATAGATTTGATGGGAATGACAACTACGGTAAACCAAAAATGGAATATGTAAATAAAATTAATAACATGTCAGATGAGGAGTTGTTTGAAGAAACTAAAAGTAAAATATGGCTTTCAGCTTATGCAAACAATAATCCGAGATCAGATTATCACTGGCATGTAGATGCATGTTATGAAGTTTGGAATGTTCGAAATGAAGGAGAAGGATATAAAAAAGCCTTTAATGAAGTGATGAAAGGTATTTTGAAATAAATTTCTAATTTTATAAGGAGGGAACACTATGAAACAAATTTATAAGGCAGTGGATGGTAAAATATTTGAAAAAGAAAAAGATTGTTTAGTACACGAATTTAATTTAAAGGGAGGATCTGAAAGTTTTAAATCCATTGTACAAGAAGCAGTTAATGAAGTTAAAAATATAACTGGTTTAGATATAGAAATTCGAGAAGCTGGTGCCAAAATAGATTGGGATGGTGATCCTAATACCGATGTAAAGAATTTTGTAGAATGGCAAGAAATCGAACTAGTAGTTTACAAGGATGGAGTACAAAGAGGGGAAGAATATAGTCGAGGTTCGCAAGGAGGATTTACAAAAGAGTTTTTAGTGGAACAGTTGGTAAAAGAATATCACACTCCATATTTACAAGTTCACGAAGGTGTAATTGTCGATAGTAACGAAGGTGACTGGTATCCTGAAGGCTATGCAATTGATGGTGTTAATGTAAATGATATCTTGAGAGCTAATTATGGCAAAAGAGTTAGAATTGAAATATTAGATTAAAAATCTGATTTTAACGGAAATGGAGGTATTCTCATGAGATTTAAATCTGTAAATATAGAAGAATGTGAGATATGCGGAGATAAAGAAGTGATTGGAATTAGAGAAGGGGTAACAGAGGATATTGGCATAGGAAGTTATCATGGAACAAAAGAATTTTGTGATAAATGTTTTGAAGAAAATACCTATACAAATAATTTAGGTTTTACATTCTTAAAGTTTAATAAAAGGTTATTTTGTTATAAACCATTCAATTATTTAGATTTTGGATTTAGAGAAGTTGTTAGTGAAATGGATATAGATAGAGCGTTTAATCCTGATCGTTATAATTTTGAAAAATGGCTTAGTAATTACTAGATAAAATATCCATTTCGTTAAGACTTGAAGGGAGAGAATAGGATGAAAAGAGTAAACATTATGAGTAATAGAGATTTTGAAAATGGTTTATGGGAAAATGAATATGATGAATATGAGGAAGTTTATCAAAACGCTTTAATGACGGTACAAATCATTGAAGAAAATAGAAGACTAAAAAGAGAAAACACAAGATTGCAAAAAGATCTAAGGGAGTCCAGAGAAAATTTAGATAAACAATATCAATATTCTATTAGTCAGGTTGGAAATATTTTAGGTACTCTAATAGAAAATTCAAAATAAAAGACTGCTTATGGGAGGGGAAATTTAATGGATCTTAAATATTGGGAAAAACAATTAATTTTATATACAAAGGGACATTATCCAAGAACAGATTATGAAAAAGATTTAGTTCACTTTCCTTCTGAATTTTATGGATTATCCTTAGAACAAACATATCAGTATAATGTGCTGCACATGGTAACAGATGTTTATCAAAAGTTAGTAGCTAATGGTCATATACAATTTAAATTAGATACATTCATAACAGATATATTTAAAAGAGCTTGGTGGGATAATGGTAAAAAAGAAGTGTCTTATGATCATATTTTAAAGCACATGTTATCAGAAATTCAGAACATAGTAATATTAAATTCAGGTATCGAATTAGGTGGAGTAGATGAGAATTTATATAATATCATTAAAATCGACACGATTAACAATTAAATTAATGTAGGAGGTTTTATAATGAGGAGATTCAAGTATAACCACTGCAACAAGACATTGACAGCAACGGTCATTGAAACAAACGGACGTAAGAATATGGGGACTATCCATCTTGAAAATGGGATGATGACAAAGAAACTATACAGGGACATTGTGGAAGCTTTAAATAGAAATCAGGTAGAATATTTAAATTAGGGAAGGGTGTTTTAAATGATATTTACACTGAACGAGGATCAATACAACAAGTCATTAGAATTCTTAGATTGGTTATATGATATTAAATTAGTAATGATGTCTGAATTTAACCGAATTAAAGAGATATTGCAGATTTTAGCATATGGTGAGATAAATGAAGCAAATATATGGTATGGAGACAGCAATGATTATATAAAACACCAAGTAAATAAAATATTAGGTATGGTTAAATAGTCATCATTAGATGGCTTATTTTTTTGAAAATAAATTTAAAAAATGTATTGTATTAATATAAATAAATTGATAAAATGTAATTAATAAATCTAAAGGAGATGAAATGAATGGAGGAATTATTTCAACGAGTTTTAGATGCTGCAGGTTATGAAGGGGAACCAAATGCCAGTAATATTGAATTGTGCTTTTTAGATTATGTTGCAGATGGAATGTTCGCAAATTTAACACTTGAAGAAGCGATGCAAGAAATTGAAAATGGAGAAATTACAATTAAACAGATGTGCAGTAATTTGTTGAGAGTTTGTAGATAAATACATTGTAAGATTGGATTGTTACATAAAAAGAAAGGAGGTACTTACAATCCAATCTGAAGTTAGTTATCAAGAATGGTATGAGTTGTTGATGGAAGCTAAAAGGGCAGGATTGACAGTAGAACAAGTCAGAGAGTTTTTTGAACAACTAGAACGGAAAAAAGAAGTAAATAAATGAGGGATTGTTGCAGATCCCTCAAATACTCTTAGTCATTCCACAATTACGACATTTACGAATGAATTTATAATCTTTGACTGTACTTTCAAAATGCGCTTTACCACAATTATCACAACGTCCCTCGGTTTCATCAGGGAATTCTTTATAGTCGTAAACAATACTAGTATCAATACCTTTAGTTTCTATTTTAGATTCAGTCATTTTAATCACCAATTATTAATTATAGATAAGTAAAATTGCAATGTAAATTAAAAGTTTAAATATAAAAATAAATCGATGGAGGAGAATGATTATGTTAGCGAATATCGAAC